CGGATTGCTGTAAACTTCGAGGATAGCCAAAATACTTACGGCGACGGCAACGGCAACGGCTACGGCGACGGCTACGGCAACGGCAACGGCTACGGCGACGGCAACGGCGACGGCTACGGCGACGGCTACGGCAACGGCGACGGCAACGGCGACGGCAACGGCAACGGCTACGGCAACGGCAACGGCTACGGCAACGGCTACGGCTACGGCTACGGCTACGGCGACGGCAACGGCGACGGCAACGGCTACGGCGACGGCTATTAAAAAATAAAATATGACAGATAAAAAATTCAATAGTCTTCCACTTGTGCTGCGAGACCTATTAAACAAATTACCTCATTATCATTCAGATATACACACTCCTCAAGGAAGAAAGCAAGGAGCCAGGGTTCATTTGGAAGACGATATTGTCACGATGTTGCTTACGTTTGGAGAACAATGTTGGAATGACGGTAATGACAATACACAGAAGACGGGCAAGTTTAAAGCGCGGAGCTTTAAATCATACCTAAATCGCCTACAGAAATAATGAAAGCAATTATAGACCACCTCAAAATGATTGAGGCAGAGATGCTGTCTGACACACTGGAACAAGCTGTGGATATAGATACCCTCATCAAGCTGGGCTCCCGGTATGCAGTTCATATTGCATTCTGTAATGCCCAGATGGTCAAGCTGAAAGTTTATTGGAGCAAAGCGAAGGAAGATGCTTATAAGAGCTTTGTCTTCAACCTTAATGACAGGAGCTGGACTGGATGCCAGCTTCTGTCATTAAGGATTATATTGCCTGTAAGTGCCGGGAACAGGAATACAATTATATGCTGGCGGAGCGTTGCTCCAGAACTGCTTGTCATCAGCTCGAAATGATTAGAACTGCAATCAGCGCCCTTAAAGAAGAAAGACATTCATCACGATTTCAACAAGGATAAACATGAGCGACATGCAAGAAGAATTAATGACACAGGCTATGGCTCAGGCTGAACTGGTAGTCAAAGATACACCGGGAGTGCAAGAACTATGGAACAACATGACTAAAGACCAAAGGTGGTGCGCTCAAAATATAGCAGCCCAGGCATATCTTAAAGGAGTTGCTTTTGCCTCGCAGAAAGCATTAGAAAAAATCAGACCTATAACAGATGGGCTCGGAAGAATTTAACAGCAACCTGTGCATTGACTTTGAAGCCTATGCGCTTGAGAACTGGCCGGTCATTGAACCTATCCTTAGCCGGGCACACGTCACCGCAGAGTTCGCAAAGTCTAAGCTACACCTGTTTCACCTTGACCTGTTATCTAAATCCGGCAATGACGGATACCCCAAGACCAAACGGCAGCTTGCTGCGGCTTACGAGAGATACCTTATTAACTCCAGCGCTTATGAAGCTAAGAACCCGGATGCTGTCAAGCCAGCCACTTATGTACCTTATGCCCCTACTCCGCAAACCGTAATTAAAGAAAGAACACCTGAACAGATTGCCCAGGACTATAAGGATGGATACGATGCGATATGCGCTGTATATGAAAAACTAAAGAAAGACCCTAACTATACTATAAGGTATCCAAGATTCCGTTGTGAGCTACTGATACGAAAGGGAATTATAAACACCGACATAAAAACACTTGACAAGAAAGTAGAACAGGAGTATCTTCCACGGGCTAAAAGCCTTGTAGCCAATAGCCTGAGAGCAGGATTCTTTGCAGGACAGGGAGGTGCCCGTAGCATCATCAGAGCCGCTAAGACATTAGATGACGGCGGGATGCCGGAATCTGTCAGCTCTGAGGTTTGGTCTTGCGCCTGGGAGATGGCATTAAGGAAGTATTTCCTTACCTGCATAAAAAATAATATTGACTTAAAACAATTAATTGATAACGCTAAATAAACAAAACGATGGGAATGGAAAATGCACTAATAATTAATCTGATTGGCGCAATGCCAGTAGATATGATAGTAGACCATGTAGAAGAAAGCATAAAGAAATACAGGGAATCAAAAAACATTAAAGATTTAGTCCCGGCTGCTGTATGCTTATTCGCTAAGGTCTCTGCCTTCCGTGGTAAGGACGGTAAAGAAAGGAGCTCCGAAGAGGTCATGAAGGAATTTGCAGACTTCCAGGAGAAGTTGAAGATGGGTCGCTGATAACAAATAAAAGCTAAGTCATGACCTGGATTACAGAAAATAAATTCCTAAACAATCACCCTGACTTATCATGCCTTATTATTTTTTCGGCAATGATTGTATTAGCTGTAATTATAAGCCATACAAAGAAATGGCTTGACCGGCGTAAATAGAAAAAGGGGCTAAACGCCCCTCTCCTAAACCAAAACTATTTACGAAGTAAAACAGCCTATTAAGATATACCCAGATACCCGGCTGCGGTTGCTGTACCGCCAACCACCGTACCAATGTAGGTATCCAGTGCAGAGAAGTTACTATCTGCCGAATTGGCAAACAGGATAACCTCTCCTACTATGTATTCATTTCCTGGGCTGTTAAGTCCCTTACCGGGTATCTCAGCCTTGAGGATAAACACATAAGTCTGGTATGTGTTACCACTTACCGCCGTTGGGTTAATTGCATTCACAATCGCAAAAGTCCCTGCCGGTGCAACGTAAGCCGTACCAGTAGTAACCACCAGGACAGATGCCTGAGACGGGTCAACTACAGTTACAATTAGGTCTGCAGTGGCATCTGCTGCCGTGATGGTCATTACCCCGGAAGAACTGGTAGCTGTAGCAAAGCCTTCAAGGTCATTGCTGATAAGGGCTGCAAGGCCAGCACCTACAGTTGTTGCCGTATCCGAAGCGCCTGTGTAGTACGCATAATCCTTAGACAATACATACTTCTGTTGTGCGCTGGATAACTGGTTGCCCTGTGCCGAATAAGCCTTTAGGCGTATCTTATACAGGGTATTAGTTGCGGGAGTTCCTGTTACCGTCAGGGTAACAACCTTTGGAGTTCCTGCCGCGTAGGCTATTTCCTGGTAGCCTCCCTTGATTATATTTTTAATAGGGATTGGCGTAGCCAGTCCATTGATGGTTATAGTCCCTTCTGACAGAACAAAGTCTGCGTGAGACGCCTGAATGGTATTGAGCACTACGCTATCAAGTACCGGGTATGTTCCTCCTAAAACTGACATATTATTATTTTTGTTAGCACAAAGATGGATACACAGGCATTACCCAGCAAGTCCTTTTGTTGAACATAATTTAAACAGTAATGATATGCCACCCAAAAAAAGAAAATACAAAGTACAGAAATCATACTGCCACCAGAAGTGGGTAGTAGATACTGTCACAGGAAAAAAGTATCCCAGGGTACGGGATGCCGCAGAGTCAATAGGAATGAAAAGGTCTACATTGATTGCCCAGCTTAACGGACACGCAACGAACAGAACTAATTTTATTTACGAAGAAAACATGAATCAGGAATGAAAAATAAAAATACCCCAGCCTATACTAATGGATGGATAAGCGTTGACACACCACCCGAACTCGGAGATGAATATAATGTAGCCTGGGACTTGGAAGATGGTGAAGATAAATTAGCCGTCACCACAATGGAGTACGACGCAATTAAGAAGGAGTGGTATGATGTGATAGGACATAATCCGGTTCCTGTTACGACTGTTAAGTTCTGGAGAGAATACCAGAACCTCCTTACTTATAATAAGGATTCATAACCATATTATAATTCTCATCAAACTCATACCTGAACTTACGCTTCTTCATCTCTGTGGCCTGTATAAACTTAGGCTTCTTATAGATATAAGTACCATTAGCACACAGGAACGCATAGTTGCAGGCGTCAATAAAGTCATCCTTATTAAACCTTGCATCATCTACCTTATAAATATCTATTGAACCCGATGAAGGATTCTTAACTTCCTTCTTCACATACGTCCTTAGTTGTGTAAATAACTTTGGCGTCCATATATTACCGGCATACTGGTCAAGCATCAGGAATAGATTGCTTGCCAGGTGCTGAGGGATATTGCCCCTGCTTTTTCGTATGCCAATTGTTACGTCTGACTGGAACTCCGGGTGAAGTGCGGTGTTTGGAATGAACAACCTTCCAAATCCCTTGTCATCACAGTAGTCAAAATAGTTCTGCCCAACATTTATTTCCACCAGCTCAGGTATCATTGGGTCATACCATAATCCAAGAAGCAACGATTGAAGGAATACATATTTGTGATTGGTGCTGCGCCATGCCATACCTGCACAGACTGTATGTAGCTCTTCGTCCCATATTGCGGTAGCAAAGTCTGAGGTTCCCTGCATACCGGCAATAGGGTCAGTGCCCTTGTAGTACCTGTGCTTCCAGAACTTCTCCGGGTCTCTGTAAATAAATACGGTGTTACGCGGGTCTGCTGCGTCATTAGTCTGCACGAAGTTGGCTCCTACTATCTTATACCCTACGTCATCAGTACGCTTCTGGGCGCTATCTAATATAGGGGTCATGTAACCATACTTGCACATATTGTCTGCCTTGACCATATTACAACGCTCTATATGCCTGTTGATTTCAGTTAGCGGAATGATGGTGTCTGCCGTGTTCATCCACATATCCTCAATCACTTTAGGATAAGACTGATGAAACATACGTATCGCATCATCCCTCTTTACGCCCTGCGTCCTGTATGCCTTATCGTATTCTTCCTGGTATTCCTTCTCGGTCATACCTGCCCTGGCAAATACATTAAGGAACAAAGGAACCATCCTGCCGGAGAAGTCCATTTCCATCCAGCGATTATAATAGTTCATGAACACATGCTGAAATGCGGGATTGTTTTTTACATCGGAGGTTCCCCATAGGCAAATTTGGCCTGCACGTACCCTTTTGTTTAACTCATGACTATACTGTTTCATGGTAGGTTCCCAATTACCTATCATCCCATCAATGCAATCTATAAGACCCTGCTCATCCACGAATGCCAGGTTGGGGGAATAGGCATTGAACACCGTATCAGAAGGAGGTAGGATTGCAATAAGAGAACCGCCACCCTCCTGCTCATGTCTTTTCTTATGGAACCCTATGGTGGTCTTAGTGTCCTCTGCCAGCTTCTTTGGCTTAAGGTAATAAGGAATATTATAATAAGGCTCCTTGCATTTTTCATTAAAAGTTTTCTCTGCCTTGCTTCCATCGGAGGTCACAAGGATTGCCTGGAAGGATTTGTTGTATAATGTTTTACATAGAGCTATACCGAAAGCGGTTGTGGTGAACCATATCTGCCTTGCCTTGCCTATCTCCAGGTTGTATTCAGAGTCTATGAGGAAAGCAAATATCTTCTGGGCATCAAGACTGATATAACGGCTAAAGCCGGTAGTGGTTCCCTTTTTACGGTAGGCGTGTATCTTGTCAAGATAATAAAGGGAGTTATTTCTGAACCGCCCTATGAGCTTCTTGGCATAAGCCTTCTTGCCTTCAATGGTAGAATACCCGGTGATGTCATCCTTCTCCTCCATCCACTGCTGGTACTGCTGCCGGTAAATGTTATACTTGGAGTATCCTATCCTGTTCTGGAATCCTGAGTTGATAGAATTAATCCATTCCCAAAATTCCCTGGAGGGAATATCAAGCTCCTGTTCGGTTGGCCGCCATTTAAAATCTATCTCCCCTCCGTCAAATATAATGTTGCCGGATTGTTTATATTCCTCTACTACCTCTTTGGCTATCTCCATAGCATATACCAAACTCTTCTGCTCGTTCTTTATGCCTATGTGTTCATTCTCGTTTGCTATGATAGCATCCCTTAGCTGAGTCTCGCTGATGTCATGATTGCGCGTATTATCAATGATGATAATATTTTTATCCAGCTCCTGCTGCTCCGGGGTTTTAAAACCGATGACCGGGCGGATAACGGTATAGCCGCCGTTAGCTTCCTTGCGGCGAAATGTTTTCTTTTTATAATCTGTCTCCTGCTTCTTAGTGAACTTACGGAAGTCGGCAGTCAGGTACTTAAGAGACTTAAGCTGCTTTATATTCTCATCTCCTACAAACATCCCCCTTGCATACATCTCATATACAAAGTCAAAATAAATAGGGCTGGCTCCCTTCTTGAATATATTTACTTTTCCGGTAGACCTGTCCCCGGTGATTGCTTTTGGCATAGGTCAAATATACCATAAGGACATAAAAAAAGGAAGGAGAGTTATTCACTCCCCTTCCCGTTCAACATTTGAAGCATCTGAGTTGCCTCGAATTAGTGTCTTACTTCTGACTTGAATCAAATACATTAATCTGCCTTTCTCCCGGCTGTAATTTACGCTCCATGATAAGCGCCCCGGTTTCCACAGCAATGTACTGCATGATGTTCTTTTCGTAGTCCGGCACCAGGAAACATTGCACATCCTCCTTGACAAACTTATCTTTTATCTCCTTAAGGATTGATTTGGCGTTTGCCTTAAGGTCTTTGATAACAGGAGCCTTAAGGTCTTTGAGCCTTTTGATTTCATCCTCATGTTCCTGTAGCTCTATATTAAACTCCGCATACTCCTTCTCCCTTTGCTTAACTTCCTCTAAGGTAAAGTAGCGCTTGTAATTTACGGTATCGCGCTCGTAGGCATTCTCATTAAGAACTTTCATCTGGGCATTGGCCGATACGGCATTTACATTCAATGTTGCTGTTTCCATCTTAGTACTTTTTAACTATTACATAATCTTCAAAATTCTTTAGCTGGGCATTGAACAGGCTCTCTGTCTCTTTCTCAAGGAGCTCATGTAGCTCTACAGACTCCAGCCATAATTCAATCCCGCCATCCCTGGCAGCTACATAGATATTCACTTTGAACTCCCGCTTGTCCCCTCCGTTGAATATAGGCATCTTAAGTACGAAAAACAGGGGGATGTCATGTTCAATTTTTGTAATCTTTTCCAGGGCTTCGGAACCACGGTAATCGGTGGCATTGGTAAACTCCTGCTTCACCTTAGCACTAAAGTCATTGAGCTTCTTGATAAGGTCATTGTACGCCGCCTTACTTTCAAAGAACCTGCCAAAGAAAGTGAGCTTACGGGATAACTCCTTCTCGTTGTACAGTGTATCATTATTGATACCCAACGAAGCCAGGTCTTTATTTATTTCCAGCTTGCCGGTAATGATGTCTTTATAAAAAGAACAATCATCAACCGTAAGTGTAATGGTTCTGGCAGTATAATCAAATACTACATTTGTCTTAATGACAGAAATAGAATCTACCCTCTTTTTAATATATTCTGCCGGGGTATTTAAGATACCGCTTAATATTACTCGCTCAGGCTCTTTAAGCGGAAGTGCGCTTCCCGTTCTTACTACAAGCTCTCCATTCTCGGAGGCCACATTCAAATGAAATTGTTCCATGTTACTTCTTTTTGTTTAGTTTAAGTTTTTTATATCCGAAATCTATTAACCATCTCACCATTGCGGGGCGGCTGCAATTGCCGAACTGGGCGCGCAGCTCATCCAGCTTCTTTGTGTACCCGGAGACATCCACATCTGATTCCTTGTCTATCTTTATCCTTTGTCCCATGACGCAATATTACACCTTTTAACACTAATTGTTAATTTATTTTTAAACATTCTAATGACTGAATAATTTAGCATAGATATGTACCTGTATTCTATTGCCGAATATACTCTTATCTATACCATAAGCCCTTCCTTTTGCATCTGTGTATAATAATGATGCACTGACATCCTGTACGGCAAATGGTTCATACCCGGCAGTAGCTCCCGCTCCAATGTACAGGGAATGATTATAGGTCACAAATTTATCCATAGTGGTATTTATGGTTGTGGGACGCAGTAGCTTAGTGAACAACCCGCTTGAACCTATTATCTTATTTTGACTGATAGTATCAGTAAGCGAAGCGAATATATTAGTATCCCTCCATTCCCTTGTGCGGGTATGTATGGCATAATAATCACGAAGGATAGCGGCAGTATCCACATGCTGCAATACCACCTGCGGATAATAAATTGTATCCTTCTTTGGTGCAGGAAGATGATTCTTTATTGCCTGTTTTATAATAGAGTCTATATTGATTATAGGAGCTGGCTTGTAAATTATGGAGTCGTACTTTTTTGTTACCGTGGTGGTACTGCTAACCGGCTTTGCACTGTCGCCTGCACCACTCCTGTTATCACTGCAATCCTTAGATAATAAAAGGATACACACGAAGAACAGGATTCCGGTAATCAATAGTACATACTTGGTGCTCATTTTATTTATTTATAAATATTCCGAACAATGGTTCAAGCTGGTTAGGAGGTACTCCTATTTTGGCTAACCCTGCCGCCAGCTTTGATGTGGGTATAGAAGAGGTTATCTTTACATCCACTTTCTTTTTTAAGAACTTCTCCCAAACATCGTCTACATCTTTTTTATTTTCCCCGAAGTCAATCTCGTCCTGACCGGTACCATCATTGTGTTTCATTTTATAAATCCCTTTCTCATCCCTGATGGCATACTTGGAAACAATTTCTTTCTTGAACTCCTTATACTTATTGTAATGGTCTATTATATCCATCTTACAGAGAATGACATCACCGGCTATCTCTGATGGAACAGAACCAAGTGCGTCAAGGATATTTCCTGTTACTCCAATGTCGTCGTATGTTAATTGCATGAGTGTTGTTTAGTGGTAAAAATACACACCGCCAACAATTAAACAAATAAAGTTTTACACCAAATGAAATGCAGAGCCGTCGCTGTAGAATTTTATAACCTGTCCGTTAGAACTCATGGTCGTACCCACGCCAACGCTGCCATTATTCCACTTATCACCGGACTGTATAGCTATGGTCAGGTTGTGGGTAGCGCAATCATAACCCTCATCTTTAATGATATACATTACCCCTACCGGGAAAGTACTGGCGGCGGGAAGTGTTAATGTAAAGGCGGCACTCGTTGTATTAACTGCTGCCAGGGTCTGTTCTATAGTAAGTGTAGCGGTTCCTGTTAGGGTAACCCTGTTGAACTCATTGCGGAATATAATCTTACTGGTAGCGGTATCATAAGTCAACCTTGCAAAATTAGCAGGTGATGTAAGGTTGAAGTCTGACAGGTTGGATGAAGTTATAGTGGTAGCTGTAAATCCGCCGGAGCCATTATATACCGGGAACTGGCCGTTAGTTCCTGTTGGGAATAAACCGCCGGAGCCAATAAGATTGACATTCTCCCAGGCGGTTGCTGTAGAGTTATATTGTAATAATTGCCCGTTAGTTACTGATGTGATATTGAAGATACTGGAGGCGGCTGTTATTTGCCCCTGTGCATTGACAGTAATGTTTGCTGCTACATAAGAGCCTGCTGTAACTGCTGTGTTAGCAAGCATAGCAGAAGTTATGTCGCCTGAGCCTATATCGCTTGGATTAAACTGACCTGCTGCCAGGTACCTGAAATTACGCAGGTCTGCAACGGCTGTTACCGCAGAACCATTAGTGGTCAGCTTCCAAAGAACAATAGAATTGGAAGGCGGTGTTGGAGACCCGCTAATAGGAACGGCTACCGGAATAATAGTTCCTGTCCCGCTATTGTTTTGCAAATAAAGATAGTTGTCAGAAGTGGCTGTAAGCGCTCCTGTTGCAGAAGTTATAGTTAACCTTACCCCTCCTACGTATCCGGTACCGGCAGCTATAGTATAACTCAACCCGGTAGAAGATTGCCCCAACCCGGAAGCTACTATAAAGTTTACAAAATGGTCTGACTCCCTTGATATTACATCGGCTGTAGTTTCAAAGGTACCTATAGGAGCCACTGCTGTCTTTAATGTCCCTATATCCGTATTAAGCCCTGTAATAATCGCATTAAGAGTTGCAAAAGGGCTACCTGTGATATTGGCAAATGTCCCACCGGCTATAGAAGTAAGCCCTAAGCCTGATATAGTAGTATTAATTGTACCTATATATCCAAGCACCTGCGAGAAAGCATTATCAAGCCGGGTACCTGAATTAATAGTAAGACCCCCATTAGTAATAGCGGCATTGCTGGTTATCTGCGTATAGTTCCATGTAGAACCTGAGAGGGCTGTAGTTAAAGTTTGAAGAGCCGCATCTATAGCAAGTCCTATATTGTTATAATTAGCTCCGTCGTTGAATCCCAAAAAGTTCAGGGCTCCGCCATTCCATGTCACCTCGCTGGTTGTAACCGGGGGTAGTGGACTGCCACTCTGAAACTGTAAAGGATTAAAACATTGATTCATCTAAGAGCCATTTAATGAAGCTGGAATAAAATTTAAACACTCTGTATCGGCTATCATGGCCTGGAGCTGTTGTTCAGTAAGTGTATTCTGAACTGTCCCCTGACTGAGAACCTTCACTACCATCTGCAACCATCTTAGTTCCCAAAAGCATTCATCACTGCAGCACTTGATAGCCCTGCATGGGTCGCATATATATTGTGAGAACCTGTCTGCATAACAGCCATCCACAATAGATACCTGTTGTGCAAAGGTGAGTCCGCTATATTGTACCTGGGTTGGCATTAGCAGTTACAAATTGATTGAGCTTGTGTAATAAGAGCCGTCACTTCATCCCATTTCCCATTAGTGGCATTGATGTTAATGGCAGTCAGTATCATGTCCATCTGGTTTGCCCTCATCATATCCTCGTTCTTGCATGGATTGAGAGAACTGTATTGTACATTAGCTGCACTAACCACTGCATTCATCCAGCAATTGATAAGAGCTGTAGTAATAGAAAAATTAATCCACACCCGGTACTTGGAAGACAGGAAGTCTGGATTGGTAGCAGAAGCATCAGCACCAAGCAAAGACCACCATGAAGGGGCAGAGCCCGGAGTATTGGCACTATTTGAATTTTGAAGACTGTTGTAAAAACTTCCAGCGTACCAAACCTGGTCTCCCAGGCTATAGGATACACCGGAATTATAAACCGGAACAGTATATAATGTTACAGTATAAACTCCATCCCCATCAGTCTGATAGGTCTGTGGGTCATTACCGCTATCGGGAGCTGTAGATGGAGGCTGAATTGTAACCCCTCCATTTCCTTCTGCATCATATACTGTGGCAACATTATTAAAATCAAGTACCACAAAACGCCTGTAAACCGAAAAGTTAGAAAGGGTATGCCCAGGGTCTGTGTTAGCTCCGTAGTTTGAGGAGTCCACAAAAGTTATAATCCCGGTCGTTGCGTCAAGGCTTATTGCCGGGATATTATTTTCAGTAAGGCTTGCCTGGAAATGTGCCATGTGACAAAATTAGGTTTGTTGATTATGCCCAGATAATTGTTTTGTTAATCACCTTTAAAATATTACTGCGTTTTAAATTGAACCGGCACCCCGCCATTGATAGTCAGGGTGTATAAAGTCTGGGTCTTTAATCCTGTCACATGCACCTGGTTAGGACTGCTCTTTTGAATTGTTACAATTCCACCGGCAGGAGTGATTGTTCCGGTGTAACTACACGCTCCATTGTCAGGGAATTGAAGCAGGGCGCTTGTTCTGTTTGCTGTATTAAACTTTAATGTTGTTACAGGGGTAGCACAGCTTGTTGTAGTCACATCTACTATCGCAGTAGAGGTAGAAGTACACCCGGTACTACTGGTTCCTGTAACTGTATAAGTTGTACTTATCGCAGGAGAAACTGTTACGTCTGACCCCGTGAGCCCTGTTGGGCTCCAGGAATAAACGCTTGCACCCGAAGCAACTATCTGCGCAGTCTTACCTGCACTAATTGTTTGTGAGGATGGAGATGTCGTTATGGTCGGTGGGGGATTGATTGTAACTATGGAGGTGGTTGAGCCGCTCAACCCATTCGACCCCGTCCCAACGATAGTATAGGTAGTAGTGACAGTAGGTGACGCTAATATGGTTGCCCCACTGGTCGCGGACAACCCTGTCCCCGGCGTCCACGAATAGCTGGAGCCTCCGCTCACTATCAGTGTTGTTGTCTGTCCTTTGCATATAGATGAATTGTTTACCTGGATTACTGGAGGTTGCGCTGTTTGTGTAATGGTTCCGGTAATGTAAAATTGTCCTGCTGTCGGAATTAATTTATACCCGTAATCAAGCCATGATATAAGATACCTGCCGGTAATAAAAACATAATAAGACCCGGATGGCAAGCCGGTAATAGTCCGTGTTATACCAATGGTATTAGGTGTATCAATACTAATAATTTGTCCTGCACTGTTCTTTATAACCATCTTTGGGAGCAGGCATGTGCCGGAGCCATTCCATGACCACGGATTAACATTTACTGTTAATGACCCTCCTGTTGTGCTAATCTTAAGTACATCGGTATCCCCCGGAGTAATTACACCACTATCAGAAAAGGAATTATTGATTATCGTTTCAGCCCTTGCTGTATTTATATTATTGCCTATGTCGTCTACCCTATAAGTAAGCCCATTGCTATTTGCCTGTTTGTAATCATGTTGTGGCTGTAAATAACAGGTAGCTGCTGTAGTGGCAGAATCCGCCCACAAATCCCATTGGAAGCCATACCCGCTACCCATAATAGGAGCCCAGCCATTTATGCCTGAGCCGTGGCCTTGATTGTATTGATTAATATTAACACAGGACGAATTAAATTGTCCGTGATGAATAAACCCAGGTATCAAATGTCCAAACTCATGCGCGGTAGCCTCTGCTATATACTGAGGTGTATTAGCAAGCCCTGTAGTAAAACTGAAACATGGGTTGTATGCAATAAGATTCCATCCTGCACCTACAAAAGAAACTCCACCAGGTAGCTCCCCATACCATTGCCATGTAGGGGTTATCATACAATACCCTTTATACTTCGCAGCATTATAAACATTTGAATCCGTTGTTATATTTACATTGAACAACCTGTATTTCTCTGCTACGCGAGCCCATGTTTCTATAATCTGAGCTGTTGTCAATTGTGCAGCAGCACAAGTAAAGGCAGTGTCGCACCAATTTATATTATAAATTCTGCCGCCACTGAAATTCATATAAAGAACATAAGGACATCCCGGCAAGGATTGCAATGAAGGAACAATACCCGGTATGGTAACAGGTGGTGACTGCATTGGCATTGGGGGTGTAGCCATTTTATCACATAGAACCTTTTGAATATCAATAGGGAGCCATGCAATTGAATCCTTCCCTTTTGATAAATATATCATACGCATAGCCCTGTGGTGAAATTTATCAATAGCTATACCTTTATAAACCCTATCCGAATCCACCACAAACCTATATCCGGGATACGATGGATGTGTAAATGATTCTATTCCTTTGTGCCTTACTGTTACGCGGCGTTCATGATAATGAAATGAAATTGGTTTTGTTTGCGCCCCGGCACTGAGCACAAACATCAAGGCTAATATTATCGCAAGTACTAATCCTACTGTCTTCTTCATCTTATTCCTGGTTTTGATTTTCTTTACTTTTTGCAATCAGCATCTGGTATGCCAGGTCGGTATCTCCCTTAGCTTTTATGGCATCAATTTTATTGGCTCCCTTAAGATGTTCCTCCATGAGCTTAAACTGCTTATCGCTGTTGGCCATGTTAAATGTATCCTGGCGCTCCTGCTGTTGCTGACCCTGCGCTTCCTGTTTTTGCTGTTGCTGCTCCTGCTGCATGTGGTCTGATAACCTCTGTTTACTACGCGTATATTCCAATATAGCAGAAGAAACCTGGTCAAGTTCTGCGCGACTAAACAGGGTAGCAAATTGTTCATCTCCTATAAGGTCAAGTTGCTTTAACTGGAACAACATCTGGTTCACCTGGTCGATGTCCGTAAAGGAATCCGGTACCCTGCGAAGCTCTACATGGAAATTCTGGTACCTGTTATCCTTTAAAAATTTAAACTCCTGCAAAGAACCGTGAAGCATCTCATAGATAATCTTTGAATCTTTTGCGTAGAACTTACGTCCCCTGTTAGCTATGTTCTTATAGATGTCCAGGTACAAATTAGCTACACGGGCATAGAAGGACTGCTGCATTAGGGTGCCCTGTTCGATGGAGCTTTGCTGTACTCCCACGGCTAATTTCTTACCGGCTCCCAACCCCTGCATATACTGGTTGACCCCGGTAGTATTTTCGGTCATCAGTTTTATATTATTGAGGATGGTAGTGTACCCGGTGGCGGCGTTAAGCATATCGGTATTACTATAAGGCACAATAGCATTCTGCACATTGCCTCCGTAACGCGAAGCGTCTACCCCGATAGGCTCTGATTTATTCATCTTGCGCTTCATCTCCGACTCCCCATCATCCTCGTCCGCCATAATACCCTTATCGTAAATATAACTGGCACCACGCATACTATTAAGGGCTCCCTCCATCATAGAAAGATACCTGTTCATCATACGTTGCGGGTCAACTATTGTATCGGTAGGAGTAAGTAGTTCTCCGTAACGGTAATCGTATGTAGCATATTTATAAGGTAGCTTATTTACAAATGGGGCTTCATCATACACCTCATCATAAGGATACACACCATATTCGCCCACTATATTTTCTCCAACCAGTTCTGCCGGTATGAAAGAGATATAGCGTATAATATCTTTATGCTTAATGTGAACCCCGCTCTCCTGCATTTCTTTTATTCTCTTCTCCGCAGGTAGTTTTGATTTACGAACTATATCCTTCTGTGTGTACTTGCTGTTGGGATGGTCGATGATAGACATGGTAAGACCGTTCTCATCTTTAATATATCCATACTTAAGCGGTTCTGTGTCGTGCCAGTATAAGTTATACATAGGCACCCTTCCATACATAGAACCAAATAACCTTGTCCAGAAATCAAACCTGCTCTGGAGCCATTGGGCAGCCATTGCATAGTGTTCTATTTTTTCTCTTTCGCTATCTGTGAGTCCCGGCCACTTCTCAAAGGTCTGGGTCACATCATCCAGGTCAAGGTCTCCTCCAAAGGAAGCATCTGACAGGTCGGGCAAGGTTGCAGAAGTATCTATAACAGTATAAGTAGGGTCTATCACGCGTTCGCACCACTCTCCGTTTATCACCTCTTCTTTTACAGTGGCTATTCCGCCCAGCGCCAGGTTCTTTACTATCTCTTCGTCCATCATGGTGAAGTTTGACATACGTTCCACCCTGCGGAAAAGGGCGTTCATCTGCATTTCTCCTATGTCAATATTATCATTACTGAAATTATCCAGCGATTCCTGCGGAGTCTTTCCCAGGTTCATCTTGCTGCTCCATGATTTTTTTAAAGCAGGCATGCCCTCCATCATTTTATGTGCCTGGAGCCGCTTGGCCTTCTCTTCTTCTCGCTGCTTAACAACATAAGCAGAAGTGTTATAAGCTCGTACTGTATAGGAATTAAGAATGGAATTGCCGGTAAGGGAACGCACAAAAGGACGTATAATATTGTAACACCAACGAATACGGTTGCGCACATCCCCGCTATCGTCCTTAAGGAACGGCTCAAGGTCTTCATTCATTATCCATTGATTGCCTTTATAGAAATTCCAGTTGATAATATACTTGTATATATTATACAACGACATGGGGTTATTGGTTTGTGATAGTATGTACCTACCCCACTGTACGTGATACTCTTCCCCTTTCTCGGATTCCGGTAAGGTTCTGGAAGGGTGCATGGTTTGGGAGACTGTTGGGAATATCATGTTTTAAGTTGGGTCTATTGTGTTCATTGCGTTTTCAAAAATTCCATCTTCCTCACGTTCTTCCGAAGCATTGTTCCCTTTTGCTCTTTCTGTTATACCATACCCATGCTCTGCCTGTTTAACAAGTTCCGGCAATGCAGAGGTTATCTTCACAGTCAGTTCCACATAAGGTTTTGCATCATCGGGTGATAGCCATATCCTGTTCTTGAATGCAAGAATCATATTCTCATATTCATCCAGCATCATATTGGTCATCTTCTGGGCGCGCTGGCGAATAGTAGGAGAATACATCTTCATGGCTATGATAGCCTTAACGATGTGCTCATCCTTCATGTCGCCTATAAAAGCCGCTTTCCTTCCTTCCACTTCCCTGTGTTTACCAAAGGCTGTATCAAAACATTTAGACTCTTTTACCCGTATAGGGAAATCATTATAGAAAGGGGAATCCTTACAGGCAAAATAATATACATAACGAAGTTCATTGTCGTCCAGCTCTTCAAATTCCGGTACGGCTGCCAATTCGGGATAGGCTTCCTTCATGGTCTTGGGCTTTTTGGGAGGCATGAATAACCTCACCTTTATCCCGGTACTATCTTGCTGGTCGTCTACAACGTTCATTATAGCCGATAAATATAGATTATTTACAGATAGTTATTAAAATAAGAAATTAACAGGCATAAAAAAAGCCGGAAGAACGATGAGAAACTTCCGGCCTCTAAACACTAACTAAACTGGAGGGTATGACACCCCTGGAGGGAGCAAAGGTATTAAACTTTTTGTTGTTCTGGTTCTGCCTGCTTAACAACAGGCGGCAGAAGAATCAACTTCATATCCACCTCGTAATTCATAGCAGCCATCAGCTTTACAAACGTCCTCATGGTAATAGATTTTTTACCGGACAGGTACCCATAGATACCTGAGCGCTGTACGCCGGATGCAGAAGATAAACTGAGTTTATTATGCTTGCTGGCCTTCATGGCAGCTTTTATTATATCTGCCAAATCCTTCTCTTTTCTGACTATCATGTCTACAAATATACACAAAAAAGCCGAAAGAATGGTACGTCTGACGGAACCACCTTTCGGCCTTCTTCCAAAAAAGAGATTGCTCTCTTGCATTATCAGGGTACCCTTATGAATCTATAGCCCCGCCATAGATGTCCCCGCCATTTTTTACGCTGTAACTACAGGTGCTGCTGCTGGAGCTGCTGGTGCAGGGCTAACTAAAGACCATACCAGTGAAGCTGTTTTAGCAATAGCATCGAAGATTACAGTAAGTACTGCTGACCCGGTAGAGCCATCTGAGAATGTAGCAGTCCCATTAATAGTGCCTGTTCCGGCAGCTACAATGGTAATGTCTACATTGGCAGGATTAGCTGTTTCCTGGGCAATAGTGAATACGGCTGTGCTTGTAGAAGCAAAGGCAATGTTGGTAATTGGCAGTACGGTAACGCCGTCTGCCGCCAGTCCCACCAGTTGTACTGTAATGGGAGCCGGGGTTGAATCTGGAAGTTCCAGGGTTGTGATGTAGTTGGCCATGTGATTATTATGTTTGTGAATTAATTTGAATACTAAGTGATGTTTGTGATGGTGATGTCGTCTGAACCACCTGTGTCTGAATCGTTCCCACATTCGTTTTTAGTTTAGTTGTAGCGGTGAGTGGACTCGAACCACCGGCCTTCAAGTTATGAGCCTGACGAGCTACCAACTGCTCTACACCGCAATGTAAGGAAGGTGTTCTCCGCCAATTAAACTATAGCGCCTTGCGGCACCAAGAGAGATTTGAACTCCTGCCAGCCTCCTTCCTGCCTGCAATATTAACATTTGTTGTGGGGATAAACAAAGTTGGCAGGTAATAAAATTATTAACATATTTGTGATGCTTAAATTTTATTACCGTTGAATAATAGTGCCTATATTTGTACAGTTGAAGACCCGCTAAAGGCGTTTGAATCGAAAGATTCTCCAACGGTAATAAGCGGACTAAGCACCCGCACGCCTAAGCATACTGCAAAGCCTCCTGTTCAACCCAGGGGGCTTTCGCATTTCAACCGAGACACTATAAAGGTCTCATTCCCTTTAGTTAAATGGGCGGCAGATAATAACCATATCCCAATGCTTGCCATCTGGCTTAAGCTCAAACGAAAATGGAAATCAGGACACATCCATAACTTAACACATCAGGGCATTAACCGTAACACACTTGCAAACTGGCTTAAAGCCTTAAGGGAGCTTGGACTTGCCTGGAAAAATAAGCATGGATGGCATTTAGTATCTATCAACAGAGCCACTAAAGAACTGACAGGATACACCCACACATACAAAATAATTTCATTTAAAAATGGCTCCAAACATGACGTAGTAGTACACATAAGAGGATTGCTTATCAAATCTAATTACAATAGGAAAAGATGTCAACAGTCAATGCCGGTAAAAGGTAAAAATAAATATGGACATAAACCCATTGTTTTTATATCAGATAAATTATCAGGAATCCTTTGTGGGCGAAGTAAATCAACAGGACGTAGACTTAAAAAGGAACTTCATAAAAAGAAGGTCATCAGGTTTAAAAAATCTAAGCCGGAACTGATTCTCGCAGGAGTTTCTTATAAGGTGTACCTGGAAAGGCTATCCTGGTATATACACAGGTCTTACGAATATTTTAGAGAGGGATGTATATGGCAGGCAAGGCCAGACCACATTACCGGCTTAATATAGATTCAAAAATAAGGCATGGGAAAAAGAGCTAATTTACGGTTTTTAAACGAGGCGAGAAGGTATCTTATTAGTCATTTACGCAAGGGTGGCTATGTAGTATATCCAATGTCGAAACAGAATGTTTTGATAATAGCCTTTGCAGAAATGTACGGGTATCAGATTCACGGAAGTCCTAAGCGGTGGTTTATTGATTTTTATAGAAACGAGAAAAATATTAACCCTGATTCAGTAAGGGGCTTCAAGGGAAGGACTAAAAAGGAAATAGCGGCATATAAGAAAGAATATCACGATTACCTTAAGAGTAAAGAATGGCGAAATATAAGGCTAAGGCTATTAGCTGAAAGGGGTGAAGTTTGTCAGCGCTGCGGCAAATCTTGCGATAGAAGGTATTTACATATACATCATTTAACGTACGATAGAATTTTTAAAGAGGAGCCAGGCGATTTACTTATACTCTGTATAGATTGTCATAGAAAGGAGCATGGTAGAAAATAGTTTTCATACTATGAATATAATATACTACATTTGCAAACAATGCCAACAATAAAACGAAAGAATAAAGTAGCGGTCTGCTGGACAATAGATGCCGATGTGGTATCTTATATTGAGAAGGAACACAAAAAGACCCGCAGGTCATGCAGTTCAATAGCCGGTGACTTGATGTTCACTATGATATTACATAAACAGGCTAAGGGAAAATGAAGGTGATAGGTATAGATGTAGGTGTAAACACAGGTATTTCCATTTGGGACACAGAACAGAAGCGGTTGACTATGTGTGAATCTGGTATGGTACACCAGGCTTTGAGTTTGGTGGAGTTTATGTTCAGAAAAGATAGTGACTTATATGTCCGGGTAGAAGATGCCCGTAAACGCAAGTGGATTCCCAAAGACCGGGGACGGGAGGTGCTGCAAGGGGCTGGGTCAGTGAAACGGGATTCTAAAATATGGGAAGACTTCCTTACAGACCTTAAGATTCCTCATGAAATGGTAGCCCCTAAGAATAATAGAACCAAGATGAAGGCTGACTATTTCAGTAAGGTCACAGGCTATACCGGCAAAACAAATGAACATGCCAGGGATAGTGCTATGTTATGCTTTCAATTTAAACTAATTAATAAACAAACTAAAAACTAAAACGATGACAAAAAGATTTCAGAATGCTTATGACGCCCTGGTTAAAGGGTTTTATAATGGGACATTAGAGAAGGGGAGTTGTAGCGCTTGTGCAGTTGGAAATATTGTTCGACATGCAGAAGGATTACCTGTAATTATACATGAAGATGGATGTGATAAAGTGGTCGATAGGGGAATTTACTGGTACGGAATAATTTTGTTTATAGTGAACGGTAGTAGTGTATTTTATGAGAAGGGTATTGGTGAAAAGGTTGAGGCGCTAACCGGGTATAATCCATCTGATATAGCTAAAATAGAGTACGCATTTGAATCTGCCACTAAAATAGAAAGAAGTATCTCTTATAAAAATTATTCTGAATCCGAAATCATAGCCGACCAATATAACGGGTTGATGGCTGTCATGGATGTTCTCATGGAACTGGATGGTATTAATGACCCATCCTACAAGGACGCATTTAAACACCACCCGGAACTGGAGCTACAATATGCCTAATAGTAAATCATCATATCAGAAACTTAAAGACAGAAATAAGGTACTTGTTGGAGATATATATAAGTTATTAAGACCGAAGAATAAAGCGGAATATCTTATCACACAAAGTAAATGGAATTTTAAGTTTGACCTTGAAGAAGTTGCATTGCTTGGTTCACCTACTGAAAATAAAAATGATGCCTAAAATACAAAATCAAACAGATATTCCTAAAGGACAATTCTATAACACCATCCACCTCAAGGGGGAACAATTGGAAATAGCCTTTACTCAGAACTTAAAGCAGGAAGAGGCCGTCAGGCTCATCTTTACTAAGTTTGACCCCCGTAACGGATTTACCCCGGCTGACGTGTTTAAGATACTGAACGAAAGCGGCTATAAATTCCTGCTTACAGATATACGCCGGGCAATGCACAGCCTTACTAACTGTAAGGAGCCATTCCTGGAAAAGATGTCCACAATGCGCAAAGGAGCATTTACCAAACCAAACCATACCTGGAGGATAAAGAAATAGGTATATTTGGCTATCATGCCAGCCAAACTGAAAGTGCAGGAGAACATCTACTCCCTGCAATACATCAACAAAGTAAAGAGTTGCCTGCGACAACTGTGTGAGGAAGTGGTCACAGACGGAGCCAGCATTGAGCTGGATGGCAGTAACGTCCGGGGAAGTGCTCATCTGACCATTGCCAGGGCTATTTACTGCCACATAATGCGTGTCCTTCTTTATCCCAGCCTGTCCCTCAATATCATAAGGGACGAGCTTAAGTGCAAAAAGAGTACTATGGTAGTTTATTACTCCAATTATGCCAGGGATAAAATGTCTTATAACGATTCTATGTTTACTTCCCTATATTTACAGGTCATTTCAAGATGTCATGAAGAAACAATCTTTGCACCATTTGAATCTTTTAAAGACAATCCTGATTCAAAGCAAGGGGTTGAGGATGTTGGTGCAGCAAAGGTTAAAAGAAGCTAAGATTGTCTATCCTATGCTGCTTGGAATGATGGGCGTACCAGATGATGATATGACCAAGTGGTTTATATGGTACAACTACGGAACCTGTAATTTTAAATTGCGTAATGAAAGAAAACTCAATTTGACCATTGATGAAATAGTGAAAATGCTTGCTTATCTTGGTGTCGAATTAATGGTCACGCCGGAGCCGGACTCAAAGGTAGTATTTATAAAAAATGAAATTCCGCAACAAGTAAAAACAGATAGAAAATTATGGGCGAAGAAATACCTGGCACACAAGGAATGGAACTTCGGGAGCAAGGAGCAGAAGCTCAAAACGAAGAAGGCGTACAAGAAATGGGCGTCAAAAAGGTTCGGCACAGCAAGGCTACGTTAAAAATAAGGAGCTTGCTTGACCGGGATAGTACATTTCCACAGAACCTTCTTACTTATAAGGAGTTATGCGCAATGATGATGGAGCTTGCTATCCCACTTGCCAACCTGGAAGTTAAAAATATTAACGAAGAGGTTATGGAGTTCCGGCGCAGGTACCTTAAACTGCGTACCGAGATGCAGAAGTATCATGACTATATAAACGGGGTGGTAAGAAACGAAGTGGAGAATAAAGTTAAAATCAAAAGAGAGGCGTCTCTTAACAAGCCCGATGATTTGAATATTGATTAATAAAAGCGTTTCTATATGCTGTATTTTCTGATGACTTTTACAAAAAATACAGACAATGGCAAATCCAACGGGCAGAACAGGGTTACTAACAGCCCTTTATAACATAAAATACATAGCCTCCCAGAGAGGTTCTGACACCAGTGACATAGGAGCCTTCATGGAAATATGTATAGCTTCTATGGAAAACATTGTAGATGATAACGGGCAACTACCTCACGTAATATTTATACCCGTTACAACCGGAACGGTAACCCTTCAAGTCAATAACTACAACCTGATTAACCCGGCAGGGACACTTGCGGCATTAACTTTTGCCCTTCCTGCATCTCCAAAAAACAATGATACCATAGAAATTAAATCTACCCAGGTATTGACGGCTGTTACATTTACCGGCGGGACGGTTGTTTCTGCCCCTACTACCATTGCTAAGGATGGTTATGTGAAACTGGTTTATGACAGTGCAACAACTTCATGGCTTTAGAATACCAACATTAAAAAACATAAGACATGCCACAATTTTCAAGAGCCGAACTGACTTCTATAGTAAATAATAATACATTTAATAATAGTCGTCGCAATTCACTGTCTGGTGATGTAGGTAGGATTACTCTTCAAAATATAATTGATTCTACTTATAATAAAATAGACGATAGTGCCGGATTAGTACAAGTGCAGTCAGATTGGAATGAGAGTAATTCTGCGGCTGTTGATTATATTAAAAATAAACCAACAATATCTTCGAGATATATCGTTGGCACCACTATTACAAATAGTTTTTCTGTTGGTATTAATTTCCCTAATAATGGATATGATGTAATTATGATACTGGATGGAACCGGAACTATTACAAGCGGTTCTATTAGTTTTGGCACAGTAGATTCCAGTTTGCAGGGAATTGTTATGATACGTTTTGTCCCGGCAGTAACATTACTAACAATGTCATCTGGTGCAGGTACAATAGAAAGCCCATTAACATCCGCAACTGCCGGTCTTGTAGTTATGTGGGCATGGGATGCAAATTCAATTAAATGGAGAAGGTTAATGTAAGTTAATTTATGGTATCAAATGCAAACCATCAATGCCCAATTATATTTACAGTCGCCTCCACTGCTAAGGCAAACGAAGCAGAATAAACAGCTCATCATTGAGGACTTTATATATTTTGGTACAGATGGAATAATTTATATAGGAACTAAACTTGGAACACTGGTTCCATACCAGAAAACATCCTCCTCTTCCACTTCTGCAACCTGGGGTAACATAACCGGAACACTGTCCAATCAAACAGATTTACAGGATGCCCTCAATGCTAAACAGGCGCTTATAACACTTGGTACTACGGCACAGTATTTCCGTGGTGACCTATCGCTGGCCACCTTCCCTACCAGCCTATCTTCCTTTACAAACGACCCAGGCTATATAACAGCATCCTCTTCTGACACCCTCACCAATAAGAGCGGCCTTATTTCCCAATGGACAAACGATGTGGGGTATCTTACCTCTGTTACCGGGTATGTTCCCACCTCAAGGAACATAGGAACCACAGCGCCGCTATCCGGTGGCGGGAACCTGTCTGCTGACCTGACGTTATCAATCACAAAAGCCAATACTACAACAGATGGGTACCTGAGTCATACGGACTGGAATACATTTAATGGAAAGCAGGCAGCTATCACCACAGGAACTACTGCCCAGTATTTCAGGGGCGACTTAAGCCTTGCAACCTTTCCAACAAACGTTTCTTCGTTTACTAATGACGCAGGTTACCTCACAGCCAATCAATCAATAACGTTATCTGGTGGAGCTACAGGAACCGGAACAACGTCTATTACTGTTTCACTAACCAATACCTCAGTCACAGGACAGGCTATAACAGGTTATGTTTCTGGAGCCGGAACAATTTCAGCTACCGATTCTGTCCTGTCGGCGATTGAGAAACTTAATGGGAATATAGGAGCCCTAACTACAGGGGTGAGCTCTGTTAATTTGCTCACCGGGGCGGTTCCTCTTACCGGTACGGCAAACCATATCACTATAAGTTCTTCTAATGTTTTTGATATAGGCTCCAGTGTGGTAACCCTTACAGGCAGCCAGGCATTAAGTAATAAGACCGGAAATATATCGCAGTGGACTAATGATAGCGGATACCTTACAGCGAACCAATCAATAACATTATCTGGAAATGTTACTGGTTCAGGAACCACCTCTATTGCCACTACTATAGGAGCCGGAGTTGTAACAAATGCCATGCTTGCCGGTTCTATAGCCGCCTCTAAATTAGTAGGTACAGATATAGCCACTGTGGGAACGATAACTTCCGGGACGTGGAACGGGACAGCAATATCATCAACATACGGAGGAACAGGAATAAATACATCTGCATCTACCGGTATTGCACAGGTAGCTGCCGGTGTATGGAGTATAAGTACAGCTCTTGTTAACGGAACTATAGCTACCACTCAATCAGTGGGCAGTAATGATACTAAAGTGGCCACAGATGCCTATGTTGATAATATAAGTTATCACGACGCTCATCTTACATTATATCCCGCTAACGCATCATCTACAACACAGGGTACATGGGTAAGCGAGGTGGTAAACGAATTACTTAACGGAGATTTTTATAATAGCTCGGTAACGATTAATGACCAGATAAATTTTATTGTAGGAACCAGTGCGGGAACCTACACTTTCAATATTCAATATTTCAAAGGAACCAACAGGGGACAGATAGCCTTTTTATTAGACGGAACGAGTATAGGAACAGCAGATGGATATTTGTCTTCCGCCCCAACAGGAGCCTATTATCTTACTATCACAGGACAGGTAGTAACGGCAGGGAAACATACCTTATCCATTAAAGTAACAGGTAAAAATTCAAGCAGTAGCAATTATGCCTTTACATTCAATTTAATTTCACTTTGGAGGACATCATAATATGCAGATAGCAATAAACTGGAACACAAATCCGCCTGTTATAACAGGAACTGGAAACGTAGTATTTACGGATTCCAATTCTGTAATAATTACGGTGCAGGATTCTACGTTGCCTTATGGGTTTAGTATTGGTAGTGTAAATAAGGCTGATACCTATACCTGGTCACCCTCCGCCTCTAACCTGGCAAGCAAAACATTCAGCGTATCAGACCTTACTCCTACGGCTGCTATGACGGCAATTATAACAAAACGAAACGATGTCATTGCTGCGCTGGTAGCTTTAAATGGAACTAATGTCCTTACTACCACTTACACAAACACACAATTAAAAGATATACTCATGTGGTGTGTATATGAGCTTGGAGGACTTAATAACGATATGACCCTTAATTTAACTGTAACATAAATATCGCCATGCTGCTTGACATACTCTCTGATGATAATGTAGCCCTGGTTAAAGACCTGGTTATAACTATATTTATGGGTACCTGTGCCTGGGCATTAAGAACCCTTAACCTTAAGGCAAACAGGAGGCAGAGGGAGAATAAGTTGTTACGCCTTACTGTAATGACCATACATGAGGTTCTTAGCGAAAGCAGTATAGGGGAAGAATATAAGTCAGCCTACCGGGAAAAGATAAAAGAGGCTATGGAGCGCGATAAATTTATACGTGCAGATGATGACAATTCACTGTTCAAATCTCAATTTCTATGAAAGAAATAGTTTTCTTAATTTTCGACGTATTAATACTTTTGTTTCTAATTCACGCATTCAGAAGAAAAAAACCAATCCGACATGAACAACCTAAGTCTGCTGGCCAACAGGGACAAGATAACAATTCGCTCCCTGTGGCAACGAATTAAAGCGCCAATGCCTGTATTCTGGAAGAAGATGCTGGCCATCCTTTTAACAATTGGCGGAGCAAGTGGCAGCGTCCTGGTCATGACCGGGCTCCCACACTTCGTTTATACCCTGGCAACTCATGGAGTGGCTATAGGTGGAATAGGGTCTATTCTTTCTATGCTTTCTGTGGATTGGGAAAAAATGCAATCTAATGCTGATGCCGCAGCTACTGCCCCACCCGCAACCACAACTGTAACGCCTTAAAATAATTCACATGGGAATAATTGAATTTTTAATATTGTTAGCCATTGTAATTGTTATAGCCGGAGCTATAATAAATTACCTGCCTATAGCTCAACCAAGAAAAAATTGGGTAATAGTAATACTCCTTTTAATACTGCTTCTAATTGTATTGCAATACTTCGGGGTATTTGACGGACTTGGACATTGGCACAGATACTAATGCTCACATTTAGCATATACAAAAAGGCGATAATATACTATTCGTCACTGGTTCATATATGGTGGGCTGTAGCATTGCTTGTAGACCCGGCTTCTAAAGACACACTTAGCATAAGGGCTATACATGAAATCATACCGGGATATACTATTATGTGTACGGTTCTTTTTACATCTTCTTTCCTTCCGTTTATAGCCATGAATATTAAACATTCATTACTTGGCGTGCTGTTATTGTTCCCTCAGCAATTAATACTTACACAGGTTGCCGTGTGGGTAATGGTAAATTCATTTGTTGCTGTATCTCACGGCCAGATGGCACAGGGGATTGATTATTTATTCAAGGTTGGCTTTGCCTTTTTTCATGGTTGGGCTATTTATATTTATCACAGGGACGATGGATAAAGGAGCGCTCATAGCAATAATAATAAGTGTGATAACTCTTATTATGAACCAGTACAATCAAAGCAAGAAGGCAGCTAAGGCTGACAGGTCTGCCTTACAGCAGGAGCTTAATGATTGCAAAGATGAAATGGAACGGTTTGTCAGGGACGAAATAACAAAACGTTTAGCCGCACTTGAAAATAAAAAATCATGAATACAGCAGACCTATACCGCAACACGGATAATGGTACAGAAACCCGTGGTTCATTTACAGGGAATAGCCAGACAGGGCAATATAAATGCCTTACCCTGGAGCGCCCGTGGTTAAATAACGACCCGGATGTCAGTTGTATTCCACCAGGAGTTTACCAGTGTATATGGAATCTTAGTCCGCACCTTACTATCCTGGCAGGGCATAATGTATTCACGTATGAGTTACAGAATGTTCCTAACCGTTCCGGTATCAGGATTCACCCGGCCAATAAGGTATCTCAGCTTGAGGGCTGTGTTGCTCCCGGATTGTCTTATGGAGAACTGCCCGGTGACACAGAGCCCGATATACTCAGCAGTACTGTCGCCTTCGATGCTATACATGATTTGTTTGGCGGAGAACCATTCATGCTTACGGTGCATGCTGTAGGGGAGACGGTTTAGAAATCTTTAAGAATCTTGACAAGTACTTCTTTTGATGCTGCATCCAGCGCTGCATCTTTATCCTTGTTGAATTTAACAGAAGTAAACTTATGTACATTTTTGGAAAATATAGTGAGCTCCATAGAAATTAAATCCTCTTCTGTGAGGGTCTTCCCGAATGTAACAATCAATTTATGCTGACGTGCGCCCAGTTCAGCAAGTAGTGTTAGTAGCATTTGATACATACTACAAATATAGTATGATTACCTGGCATTATTCAAGTCCTGGTTATACTGTTGTTGAAGTTGTGTGGCCTCCGAATACTTCCCCTTTTTCTTAAGGTCATGTACCTTCTGGTTTATCTGGTCTCTTTCATGAAGGAGCTGCATAAACTTCTGCTCCTGGTCGGTACGGTCAATTTTTGTATTGAGTAATTGGTCTTGTATAAAATCACCGGCGGTCTGTTTGCCGCTTTGTAGCTGTGATGTCTGTGGTGCTACTTTAGTTTCAAGGTATTTGCCTATATCTTTAAGCGCTTCGCCGGGATGGTTGTTTACATCGGTGGGGGTATATATATTACCGGATTCGTAAGGAGATAATTTGGTATTGGTTATCAGCTCTGCGGCAGCCTGTGTTCCTACGGCTGGCATGAAATACCCCTGAACAAACTGTCTTAAATTCTTATTCCCTTTAATGAAATCTATAGCATCATCCATGAACTTAGTGCCACCGGAAGACCCTATCTTTTTATCCTTATCTCCCCCAACAGCATGATACAGAGCCGTAAGTCCTGCATAGAAAGCAAAGTGCATAAATGCAGCAGTGGCCACCCGGTCGACAGCAAGCCCCCTATCTGCAGCACTCATACCTGAATTACTCATTGCCCTGCCCAGGTCGTTTGCCATATTAGCGTATGAGTCCATGATGTTATAATGGTAAGAGCCGAATGTTAACAGGTTGGGGTTGCGAAGGACTTTTGCAAGGTTCTCGCTGCCAAGCACCTGAGCCGGTATCTGGTAATCCGGCAGATATTTATGAACCTCCTTTACAGCTTCGCTCCACGGCTTACCTTTTGCAACCTCTTCGTTTATAGCCTGCATAACCAACATATCATTTACGTAAAATGCAGATTTATGAGAAGTGCTGCGAAGTGCTTCAAATAATGTTTCTGGATTAGCATACCCCATCTTGTCAGATAGCTTCTGGAACCATGTCTGATTCTTTTGCTCCAGCGCTACTTTAAGCAGCAGGTTAGAAGCGTCCTGCGTTTCCCGGTACATTAACCCTGCTCCATTCTCAAGGGCTTTAAAATAATCCGGGCTCTGCGTAGATACATCATGGAACGCTTTCATCATGGCCTTAGTGGTGCGTACCGGGTTAGTTAACCTTGTAACTAAACCTCCCTGTTTTATCCATTGGTCAGCAATATTATACCAGTGCTTTACGCCCGGCCCAAGCACTATAGTATCCCGAAAGAATGTATTTATATTAGTAAGGGATTGAAGTGGGTCGGCTTTACCATTGCGATAAAGTAAATCTAAGTTAGCCGCCGTTTTAGGGTCGAAAACATATCCTTTAAATTGTATAGGTAATACCTCGCGCCAATCTCCCGGAACCGTTTTGTCGCCTTTAGGAACGCCTATCTTACTAAATTCTGGAGATTCTTTAAAGTGGTCAATAAATGTATTTGCTGTGTCAGCCCTCTGTAAGTCAAGATAGGATGACATCACGTTTGCAAATGGGGTATGATAATATTGAGTAGGGGACTTTTCTTCAATCTCTTTGGTTGTAGCTTCACCTATAGAATAAAACTTACCGTTTTTGTCTACCCAGTATTTAGGCATCTGGTTTTCCAGGTCTTCTGATTGTTTCCGAAGGTCTGCAATACGAGCCTGCACTTGTTGTCTTTGCTCTTTATCCTTTATAGTAATTAATGAATTGCGAAGGTCTGTGCGTTCTGCATTAAGGTCATCTACTTTTTGCACACCGTCATAATGTTCATTTATCTTGTCTTTCGCTGCATTGAGGTCATTAATTTTCTTCTCAATGTAATCAAGCCTTCTTTGTCCTTTAGGGTCATCAGCGAAGCGTTGGATATTTTTCTTCTCCGCCTGTAATTTGCCCATCTTTTTATCATAGCCCAGGTCATCATTAAGTTGTTTATCTCTCAGTTCTTTTGTACTAAGACCTTTATCACTTCTTTTAAATCCACCCAGGTCTTGTGTTACAGAATTGCCATCTTCGTCAAATCCATGCAAAGCCGTAACCCTTCCATCCTTCATAGTTACAAGCGTCCTGTTGCCATTATTATCTGTAAGGGCTTTATAAATACGGCTTTTAAGAGAAGATGCTGTTTTACCTAATAAGCCGCCGCCGGTTATGTATTTAGTTCCATTTATTATACGGTCAATGATTCCCTGCTTGTCTTTAGCCAGACGCGGGAAATAATTAACAGCATCTTTCATTGCCGCCGCCGCAGATTCAGGGTCTATTTTTTCCAGTTTACGATACAGCCCTTGAATCTCATTAAGCACCGGAACCACATATTTATCCCTGAACTCCATCTCGTCTGCGGTAAGTGTCAGTGTTGGGTCTTCCATGTGGTGATATACATTCTCCTGGAGTACCGGGTCTTTAAATTTATCCGGCAGCATTTCCATGAGCTTCACAGCGCGGAGCGTATTGGCCTTATTGATACCGTTGAGCTGTTTTACATTCTGTGCTATATCTCGTTCAAACTTAGGGGCGCTTCTTGTATCATTAAGGAAATCCTGTACAGGTGAAGAAGATTTATTATAGTCAGGCGTATCGTCATATACTCCCTCTCTTGTCACATCTGGTGGTTGTGGAGGCTCTGCGCCACCGGCAAAGCCAGCAGCCTGTGTTACAGGTTCTGATTCTTGGTTTGGTCTGGCGGCGTCAGTTGTCCCAGTGGGTTCGCCGGGGACTGGTTCAGGTTGTCCGCCTTCACTGCCGGTATTGACTGTGTTGGTGTTTGCTGGTTCAGTTTCGGCTGGCTTGTTGCCGGTTTCTGGCTGTGTAGCAGCTTCGGTGCCCCCTTCAACTTCGGAAGCCAGTCTCCTAACACGTTGGTTAATTTCTGTTGGAACTCGCTTGAACTCATTGAGTTTGTTTTTGAGGACTGCGACGTCGGCAATGAATTGGTCATGGGTCTTTGTTTTAGAATCGTTGGTTATAGTAAGCTCCTTACCATCTTCGGATAATGCGCCTTTAGGTAAATCCATCACCTCGTTGATGCGGCGCATCTGGTTGTTGGTAATAGGTTTTTTGAACTTGATGTTTAACTCAGGTTCCATACGTGTACCATCTTCCTGTAGGCCGTAGTTGAGCCCTTGTTTATCAAAGTCCTCTGCGGACATGACAGGCTCTTTGGATTTCTGTTCAGCTATCTGTTTATTAAGATGCTCCTGGATAATCTTAGACGTCTTCATTGCCCTCTCTGTAGGAGAGCTGATAATATGGCTTATGTTTTTATCTTCAACTGCCTGTGCTGTATCCTTGCTGTCCTTGATGCCTTCCTTAGAAAGATTAACTGGACTCTGCCCGGAATTAAAATCTTTCAGGTCGTCCTCGGTAGTTCCGTGCATAGCGACATGCACTGTTTTTCCATTATCAAGTTTTGTGGTTTGGGGCTCCCCCTTTTCTATATCGGGTTCTGCAAGATATGCCTTAGCTACTTTTTTTATTCCTTCATCACTATCCAGGTCTATATCATCACCCACTTTTCTTAAGGCATTAATCATCCTGCCATTCTTGGAATGAGTGGTGATAAGAGTGTTATCAGGCGCATTGTCCTTAACATCTTTCATTCCATCCTGGGTCTGCTTGGCCAGTTGTCGGAAAGTTGTTCCTACTTCATTGCCATCACGCATGGTAACGCGGTCAGGATTGTTAGCCCATTCCCTTTCCGGGAACAGGTCTGAATCTTTCCCTTCATAGTCCTTGAGGTCAGGGGCTTCAAAACCAGGATGTGACTCCAGTTTTATTTCTTCTTTCGGTGCGCCTTTAGCGTTTCCGCTACCTTCTTCTTTTCCGGTAGTTCCTTGAGGTTGGGTGTCTCCGACGCCCATTCCTTTGCCATCTGCGGATGGTTCTTGAACATCCAGCGCATCTGACGTTTGCTTTGTAGGGGCATTGATTATCCCTGGTTTTTCATTCGACGCAACAGTTTCTTGGGTATCAGGTTGGGTGCCTGTATCTGCTCCAGGCTGTTGTCCTTGTACTCCTCCCTGTAATTGCTGCTGTCCCACTCCTTCTCCCTCTTGGCTCTCGCCGGGTCTGTTGTCGGCTTGGGTATTGGCACCTTGCGCAGTGCCTGGCGTAGTTTCTTTTTCATTTGCCTTAGTTTTTATTTGTTGGGTTAAGGTAGCTATTTGTTTCTCGTTATCGGCAACTTCTTTATCCACGTCATCATGAAAAGAAGAATCCAGTTTGCCCTTAGACTCAAGTAGCCCTACATTACGTTGTTCCAGTGCCTGCTTTTGTTCAATAAGAGGAGCCACGGCTACCTTCTTACCATCTGACAGGTCGGGCTTTATTTTGCCCAGGGTCTCATTGGTGATAATATTCTTAGGGTCTGACAGATATGTTTGTGTTCCTTTTGCGGCAATGGCATCTTCCTGCGGGGTGAGCACCTCTCCTTTTTTAATCTTGGATGCTATTTCGTTTGCCTGGTCTACCGAAACGCCTTCGGCAATCATACCACCAAGTACTAACTGCGGAAGGAAATCAAGGAACTCCAGGACAGCTTTTTGTCCCGGCTTATTAGAGTCAAGGATTATAGGAGCCGCCCCTGTAGGAATAATCACCTTACCGAAGTTGGGAGAATTTGGGTCATCTTCTGCTTTAGAAGAAAAGAAGTTATTAACCTGAGTGGCTACGCCCGGAGAGGACTGTGCCAATGCCGCAGACCCATAGTTCCAGGCATTAATTTCAGGTACAGTAAGAGCCCCTACGCCCATAAGCATTTTGCCAAGACCTACGATTGTGGCTACGCCACTATATGCGACATTTTCTTTTGAGGCATCCTGTTCTACCTGTGCATTCTGCGAAGTGGGAATAGCTTGTGCTCCCTGCTGAACACCTCCGGCCTGTGCTACCTGTTCTGAACCTTGCTTAAATTGTTGGACAGCTCCTAATGCACCTTTTGCTGCCAGCGTTGATACATCCTTTACATTTCCTTCCGGTAAAAACTCAGACGCCTGGTCTATAAAATCGTTAGCCCTTTTAAGAGCCTTGTCTGTTGCATCTGGCTGACCGGGAACCGAAGACTCTAAAGGGGGCTGCGCAGGTGCATTTTGATTTGTTTCTGACACGCCATAGTTAGTAGATGCAAGCGGCGCATTAGGTGCAGGCTCCTGTTGATGAGACCACATAGGTACAATGTTGCCTCCCTGCTGGGCAGGTGCAGGCATGGCAGGAGCTGGCTGGGGTGTGGCGGGTGTATCCCAGGTTACATCACTTGGATGCGGAGCGTCCCACTGTATATCCTGCGGGTCTGGTTTTTTATTATTGGGCATATCCTACAGTACCGTCTGAATATTGAACTACTTTTTTCCCTGTCTTGTCAACTCCTGTTCTTACTATAGTTTTAGCCGGGGCAGATGCTGCCGGGGCTGCATTTCCACCTTTAGGGAGTGGAGGAATACCAAGAGCCTGTGCTTCCTGCGGTTGCTGTGTCCACATTTTCTTTTGAATCTGGGTCAATTTAGTTTCTGCCCCAGTCCCTCCTACACTTCTGTAATACGGAACTATTACATCCGTCCACATATTAGTTACTTTATTAGCCGGAGTGCGTACCTGCCCCCAATCAATATCTCCTGTAGTTGGATTTTTGGCAGCAGCAGGAACTTTATATATATCTCCGGTGGAATTGTCCTTCCATAAACCGGATATAGGATTAACTATTGTTTTGCGGGTGTCCTGGGCTGTAATAGCGTTGCCGTTGGCATCCTGTCCTGTTACAATATATTTTAAGAAATTAGGATTAGTGATATTGGTAGACATGTCTCCCGGAGCCTGCATCATCACACCGCGAGGGTTGTTATCATTTTCTCCGCCGGTGTGAACGGCTCCATCTACATTACTGCCTCTTACCTGGTTGGCAAAATCAACTACCCAATTACCTTCATTGGCCACCTTATTTTCTCCGGCACTTGCAGAAGACCTTTGCACATCATAGAAATGCTTTTCTACGAACTCAGGAAGTATCTGCTTAAGATAATCGTGCGCTGCTTTAGGGTCATTGAGAGCAGGGTTTAATCCGGCATGACTAAGCAGCATAGGAACATACTTACTATCAATGAGCTTGTCCCAATTTGGATTTTTCTTAACCTCTGTTATAAACTGGTGGTCATTATCAAGAGGAGATATTTCTTTCCCGTTTGCATCTTTGGCTCCTTGCTGGAAAAATGATTCACTATCCTTTGCTATATAGGGTGCAATGCTTTTTATAATACCATCATAGCCCATATATTTAGCCAGGTCAACATAAGACTTTTGTAGGGTCTGTGTATCAACAGTGCCGTCCGGGTTCATAAACCCTCCGGTCTGGAATTTTATAATTTGGGCTTTGGTAGCGGGGGATAATTCATCGGGTGGACGTTGTTGCGCCTGCGACAAAAGAGTGTCCATGTGATTGATGGCCTCTGTAGATTGCAGGTAGTTATGGTACTTCTGTGTAAACTCTTTGAACTCAGGGCTATTAGGGTCGTTATAAGCGGCTACTGCACCATATCTTCCTTTCTGCGCAAATGTTTTTGAGTAATCATCATAAAGGTCATCCAGCATCTTATCCGCCTTTTCCTGGTATGCAGGGGCTACCTTTTGCCTTGTAAGATTTGTGAACAGCGTGTTTTCATTCTGTTGCCTTGCCTGTTCCTGTGACGCCATGTAATCATTATTGGAACGCCTACGGGCTTCTTCCAATGATACAGGATACAGTGGCTGGCCACCAAGAAATATAGGAGTGGCACCAAAATACCTTCCCGGCAAATCCTGCATCCTTACAGGAGCGGAAGGATATGCCTGGTCTCTTGTTATCCCTGGTGTACCAGGGTCTGTAGAAATACTTCCGGGGACTCCCGGAATCTGTTGCGCACTGTTGCGTGTTCTGGAAAGGGCTGCGGCTATGGGGCTATACGGAGTTGAGCCGTTGTCTTTATTTTTTCTTGCAGCCTGCTGGTAAGCGGCGACACCGGCACCGTATGCTTCCGCAGGGGTGTCCTGCCCGGTAATTACCTCTGAGTCATTAGAGTCTTCTACCTGGTCTTCCCCTATGTCATTATATTTTAAATCGTCAGCCATTAGTGATAGGGATTGTATGCCGCGTAAGGAGATTGCATGTTATCCGCTTCTGTCCCGTAAGACTGCATAGGAGCGTTCATAACAGGAGGCTGGGTACCATCATCTGCTATTCCGTAGTCCTCGCCTTGAACCGGAGGTCTTTTGTTTGCTGTTAACGCAGTGGCTATATTCTTAAAATTCACATCTTGTATTCCCTTGCCTGCCGTGGCTCCAAAGAAATTGGAATATCCGGCTGCTTTATCTTCGCGATAATCTGCTTCTGCCTGTCCATATTTCATCATGTCCAGGTCAGCCCTGCGTTTAACCATACTATTTGTACTGGCTCCATACATCTGTTGGTATCCCATCAGGTCATGGCTTAACGTTGAGGCTATCTTGCCATAGGCATCATCTGCCTCTCCCGCATTTAAGGCAAGCCCTGCAATAGCGCCACCACCATACCCGCCAGCTTTGGCCACTATATCACGCCCTGAGTTCATCTGCTGTGTACGCAGGCTCCGTATGGCGTTGGCATAAGAAGCACCGCTATAACTACCCTTGCGTATAGAATTTAATTCCTGGTTGTATTGCTGTTCCTGCGGGTCTACAGAAGTAGGGAAAAGTGCATTTGCCTGCCGTTTTAATTTATTGGCATATAGTAACTGGTAAGCGCCAAGCCCTGCCTGTAACCCGGTATCAATCATGTTACCGGCAAGTGGGGCAAAGGCATCAAGTGTACTAAGGGTTGTTCCTAAATCTGCTGCTGGCATAGTGAGTGAATTTTGGTAAAGTTATTTAATCTTATGGAATGAGACAACTGAGTCTGTCACACGGAAAAGTGGACTTCCTCCATTGTATTTTATTTTGTAATAAAGCATCCTTCCTTGTAGCCTGTCATTTGGGCTTGCACTCTTGCGTGGTATAAGAGCCTCAAATCCGTAGTAGTCTTTCAGGTACAGGGAATCTGTAGAAATATCCAGGAAACAAACAGGGGCATCATTATCTACCTGGTCTGAATGTTGGAAGAACTCAATGCGCGTAGGTTTGACATTACCATTGATTCTCAATTTATGAAACTCCTTAGAATAAGGCTGCTCTGCTTCGGCTCCGTATTGAATGCGGATATGATTATCTCCTGTACAAAACCCGGTAATCTCTGCCGCCACATTCGCTCCGTTTATCTGGTTACCACGGTCAAGCTGCCATGCTCCACCCTGTCCCGATATAACATTTCTGAACCCATACGAATTATTATTATCGGAAGCGAACTTGTCAAATTCATAAGTAAACCGGCTCACCCATTTGCCACGCTCTTCGGTATCCGGTTCGTCCTGCCATACAAGGACAATCGGATTGAGAAGTGAGTCGCTCCATGCAATATCATCCGGCGAACACTCCCACAAGAAAGGATTTGTAAGATTACTGCCATACCCGTATATATTAAAGGAGCGGTACATCTGGGGCGCTATAAAACATAAAGTAGGATATATTGTTCCACTGAAAAACTGCACCTGAACAGGAGAGTTTGTATTATTGTAAATAAACAATTGTTCTATTGCATATTGGGGAGTGGGCAATAATACAGCACCTAACTCTCCATCTATTTGATAATACAGCCCATTGTAGTTTACCGGGGATTGTATTTCATACGTTCCTGTTCCGTAACAGGTAAAAGTTCTGTCCTTATAGGATAGCCAATATTCTCCATGATAGATGTCGTAGAACCCTGTGAGGTCTGACAGAAAACCAGGGCGCATATTATCCAGTATGTCCTGCTGGTACCTCCAGTGAAAATAGGGCATTGCAATATCATGCGCCTTTTCATTTTCAAATTTATAAATACTTTGCTTGTTGGCAAACCAGGCAACATTATCATGTTCTGCAAAACTGCGCCACATCTCATCACCTAATCCAATATCGCGGTGCAGCCACTCTTCCAGCATTACCGCCTCATCCCCACTCCCCTGCACTACCGTCCAATCAGTTCCTGCCCCCTGCCTCACCACATACTTGTCAGTCATCAGTAAACAAATGCCATGCTCTGTAAAGGCATACAGGTTATCGCCACGGCCTGCACTCTGGGCGGAGTATAATAGTTTTATTTCCCCGGTGTTATCATCAATGTCCCTGTAGTTTAATGCAGGGAAAGTGCGAAGCGAAGGGTCGTTAATGTCATTAATCTGTCTTTGAACAGACCAAACACTCCTGGTTGGGAAAAATGTTTGTGGATTATATCCTACTACCGGACGACCGAAGGAAGGAAAATTTACTTCTCCTTCTGAGTAATCTATATTCCAATTGAGAGTAGACTGTTTGAAACGGAAGCCACCATAAATCCAGTTCTGTATTTTAAAATGAGGTGAAGTTCCGGCAGAGAACTCATCAAGGTAATCGGTAGAATAATATCCGCCTGCAAGTTGTGTGGTAGACACATCTGTCACAGAGGCGTCCCAGTTGCTTGACCTCATTACATAATTCATAAGAGGAAAGTATTGGTTCCCGTAATTGGCAGTCACCTGTAACTCGTTAAAACAATATGGTACATGTGTCTTGGAAGAACAGGTAAATACATTAAGCATTTGCCTGATGAGGTGAAGTGCCGTTGAGTTTAGCTGTTGTATCCACGGAGCGCCGGAAGGAATAGACCCTCCCCCCAGGTAATTAGGTATATACAGCCTGGGGTTACATTCATAATGAAAGTAAGGGAATCCTATGTCCAGGTTAAAGTTTCCCGGATGGTCAGAGGCTACAGGAGATAGCTGTTCTGCATCTCCGCCGTTACCAACACTTCCATCTATAGGAGCCCAAACGGCGTCCCCATTTATATTATCGCCAAAACAGGTTACCGGGAATCTGTTATCATAATTAACAAGTATGTTGTACCCTCCGGTTGGAATACAATAAGCCTGGTTCTGTCCCGGTATGGATTCAAATATTATAGTATAAAATCTATCCAGGCCATTCACCTGCGTAATGGATTGGGAATAAACTCCTGCTAATATATTGGTTGGGTTAGCTCCTGAGTTATTGGTACCATTAGCTATATCTCCAAATATATTAGCCAGTGTAAAAGACCCCGTTCCTGCCATAGAAATATTTACCCACGGCAACTGGTTCCCGTTAATGTCTTCTATCCAGATGTATTTTATATCCGTCCCGTTTTTTACAATGCAGTCTCCTGGATTTTCGTCTACCAGCAAAAATGATTGCTTTGCGGCACCGTTTGATTGACCTATGATAGATGATATTTTCTGATAGTGCCCTGTTGAAACATATTGTGTCTGGTTAACAGAAGTGTCAACAACAGCATCCTTGCGAACTATGTTAACAATATAAAAAGGCTCTGTGAACCTCTTTAGATTAGTTGTTCCATAAGCAGCGTCTATATTACTTCCGGGAGAGCCGGTACTGTATAGAGGTGCATCTAATTGAATCTTATAGAATGTTTGCCTGCCTGATTTAGTAGTTACAGCAGTAGCTCCTGTTACCCCTACCTGTGCATTGCCAGGATTGGAGTTATTAAAAATGTTTGCTACAGACCCGCCAGCAGAGGCAACGTTTCTAAACCTGCCAAAATTAACATACCCGTCACCGTTGCCAATTTGGGTCAACCCGTCCGTATTGATTAAAGAATTATCGTAATAAACCCTGGCATAATTAACCATGTCAACATTGTACCCGGCGTAAGATGTAGGTACACTGAAATTAATTCCATCCTGCGCTATACGAAAACTATATACTTCACTGAATGAACCAAGAGGGCAAATAAACTCCACGCTGTATATACTTGGATTGTCTATAATATCCTGCATGAGCGTAAGTCCTGTCTCGGCATCAGGAGAGTAGAATACTATCTTATCGGTGTCTTTGGTAGCTCCGCTTGCTCCTGGGGTTGTTGGATTTTCATTAAGGGAATAGAATGCTATCCCCTGTGTTACCACTCTTCCGGCGGGAGGGGTTACCTGTATAGAGAATGCAGAAACCCATGATGGAATATTAGCAAGTCCAGCCATAGACATTCCCATTGTAAGATACTGTTGTGCAAACCCTTTCGGTTGATAAGCCGGGGTGCTGAGTAGTGATATTTTTGATAATGGGTTCCCAAAACTATCTATGCCGGTATAAACCGCAGTGTTAACCACAAAGTTATGCCCCGATACATCAGGGTCGTTCTCATTCTTGGGGGTGAATGGATAATACGGAGCAACAACATTACTTCCGCTTACAGCCCCGGCACCTATATTGGCATTATACATAGTAATCTGGCTCGTGGGCTTAACATTAAAAGAAGATGCGGTGGCAAATATATTTTTATAGGTAATGGTATCATTCTTTGATGCCGCATTACTCATGTCAAATATTTCAAATGTAGGATTGGGCGTATTGGTTACATCGGATGCTGTTACTGTTACTGTAGTCCCATCCTGGCTATAGTTGTTTATAGAAGTAGCTGTATCCCTGCGGTTGGGCATCATATAATTATTAAACGCTCCTCCGTAATTGGTTGGGTTGCCAGCGCCCGGAAAAGCTCCTACAAAAGATTGGGTATTAAATCCATCTATATACTTTACTCCAAAACCATAACGCTCCCGGTTCATGAAGTGTTTATAATAAACAGAATTGTACGGGTCGTGATGTCCAATGGTTCCGATATTTTTCATCACAGGCCATGCCGTGTCAGGGGACGTTAAAAACGTCACACCACTTACATCCCTGGAAGCATAATTAATATTAGCAAGATAAAGAGTGCGGTCATAGTACCGGATTCCTTTAGCTGTCTCTATTACCGCCTGCGTTGTTCTTTGTGCGCTTACGGTAAGTGATGTTCCTGTAGCCCCAAAATCAAATATATCTACAATGCCTATTTGGCCTGCCGTAATATTAAATTGATAAACAATAGTCTCTGTGCCTTGTGTTCCTATAGGCGAACCTGAATTATAAGCAACCCGTCTTATATTCATGCTGCTGTAGTTATTAATGTTTGTGACCCTGAAACGGATATGAATACCAATTCCTATACCTTCTGTGGCAAGCGGCTGTGGCGCTGCTCCAACCATCTGTAAATAAGGAAAAGTATTACTGTTTGCTGAATCTATATTAGCTATTACCGGGATATTTGGTGTAGGTTCACTCCAGTCTGTAGTATTGCCTTGTGAGTCCACGTATTGAATAGAATACTGATAGGTTCCGGGGAACAGCCCACTGGTTCCAAGTATAATACTTCCTGCCGGTTGTGCAGTTGCAAGTTCTATAAAAACAGGATGGTCTGCCTGTGTGGCAGTATTGATAGAATAATCTGTGTAGTTGTAAGATGCAAAGTATTTATCAGTACATGCCCCTGTGCGAATGCCGGAGGCAAGGTCAATACCAGAATTGATAAGCATGTCGCTTATTACATATATCTGCGGAACCACATGGTTATCGGTAAGAAAAATTTCTCCGCCAAGAGGTGTATTGTTTGTAGAATATTGTATAGGATAATCAACAGAGAATGGTATAGTGTGATTCCCATTTCCACCGGCAACAACATGACCGTCCGCCCTGAAAAATGTAGGAAGGATTCTGTCCTTATCTGCCCATATCTCAAACAGGTGTCCTTGTACCATTGTGGCAAGGATACACTTATAGGATAGTTGAGCGGGAAGGAAGGCGTTGGCAATACACTCGCTGGTAAAGCCCCCACCCCCCAGGTGATAAGGAACAATCAATGGATACTTAAGCTGCTCTCCGTTGATGGCAACCGGGACACCTGAGTTGACACCGGACTTTTGCCGAAGACGGATGTTGAGTGCGTCATAGTAACGTTTACCTGTAATTAGACCCAGGTACTCAGCATCAACCGTATAGCCTATACCATTGCTGAATACGCAGACTTCTTCTGAAAATTTTACAGGTTTCATTTACCAGTTCCCCCTTCTGTTATATTCATCCAGGTCTTCATTCTTTTTCTTATCCACAGACTTCATAAATTTCATTGCCTGCCACCAGCTTCCTACTTTTACGTCATACATATCCTGATATGCCTTTTCTGCCATCTTTAATAAACCGGGAGATTCATTTGCTTTAGCTATATAAAACTCATGACGACCATAATCCATCACAAATTTCTTTAATGGTCTTGGAACGCAAGGGAGGTTATCTATGTCGCCGTAGGTACCGGAACACACTATACGTATTTTATCAAATGTGCTACAGGTATTGGAAAAAAACAATACCCCATTCTGTACATTAAAATAATAGAGCGTCTCTCCTTCCATTGCCAGGAACGAAAAGAATTTTCCATTAAAAGGGTCTGTGTTCACTATATCGCTGGCGGCATCATTGGCGCTACCTGATTCCTGTCTCGCTGCTGTATATCCTTTACCGTATGGTAAAGGGTTGAACTCTCTTTTCCAATATATATTTTGTGCATTGGTAACACTGCAATCATCTCCGTTGATACCATATACTTCCTGTATGTTAAATACACCTTTAGGCCAATCCATCCTGAAACTTACTTTAGGAAAATCAAAATCAAGTGTGACCCTTTGCGGATAACCTGAGAAAGCCAACGAATCCAGGGCGTCCCTTATCACCTGGATGTACCATCCACGGGTAAGACCGCTCTTATATTCAGGGTCACCAGTGCGGGTGCTTACGTCACGCAGCATTTGCCCAAGTGGAATAAAATCGTTGACTGTAATCATAACGACAAAGTTATCCAGACTGCCAATCTATTCACAGTAATTTTATTAACTACTTTTATTGTCCAATACCGGCAGTTTGTTCCGGCTGTATAACCCTTCCTGGAGGCGTAGCTGTAGTATCCGTTCCGTCTTCCACTCTTTCTTTTGGAACCATCATGACATAACGCCCTATACTGACTACTTTGCTGATGACATCCAGAACCTGTTCGTCATTAAGCATTACTTCATCGTCCAGCGTCATCGAGCTGATGTACGGACTAACTGAGGTTCTTATTGCCATATCTACCGCCTTGACCTGCACGTCTTCTATTCCAAATAAATATAACAGGTCGTTGACCCTTACGAAATAGAAATTATCTTCTATGCCCGGTTTTTCAAAAGCGGTATCATACATGAGCTTTATCTGAACCAGTGTGGAGCGCTGAAAAGTAAAATGTTCTTTACACCCGCAATTAGGAATGAAGGAAGGATTACGGAAGTTCATCCAGTCTATAGCATTGTCCAGTGGCAGGTCAAATATGTTTGCCGGGAGGGACAGGTATTTTTTTCGGAACAACAGGCTGCCATTGTCTTTATTATTATAGATAACAGGAACATTAGTAAAGGTGGCAAGATAGGAGCCGGTAGGAGGCTTGCCGGTAAGGGTCTTGGCAACAACGGAGTTGACGGCCATCTTGACCCAGAATAAAATGTCGAGCAACTTAATGTCGCTATCGGCAAACACTTTCTTGAGTGCAGCCAAAGAGCTAAAAGCTAAATATCTGTAAGAAACTCTTTTCATTAGACTGCTCTACAGAGCGATTGAATTTTAATTATCTCTGGAATTGTTTTACTTTTTAATTTCATGGCTAACGTGAATACTTTCAATCCTAATGTTTCAGACCATTCTGTTAAGGTCATTTCTTGACCCTTAAATTCAATGATTCTATTTGTCCTTGTATTTCTTGACTGTTCTTTATTTGTAGCCCACCTACAGTTATCTGGAGAGTATCCTTTATTATTATCTATTCTATCTAATGAATATTTACCAGGAGGACGTCTCCCCATATCGGATAAAAAATTATCATAACTCTCAATCCATCTGCTGCATACCGATATTCCACGACCCCCATACTTGTCATAATTATGGTCTTTTTCGTTATAGCATCTATTTTTTATTCCATTCCATGTCATGTACTCAACTGTCTTTTTTCCTGGTTGCGATTCTCCGTGCCTTGTATTTGAGCGGGATATAAAGTTATTTTTACTACACCCACAGCTTTTAGCTCTACCATTTATCAGCCATCTTCGAGTTGTTGTTATTTTGTTGCCGCAAGAGCATTGGCATAAGTAATACGTACTTGTCTTTTTGCTGCCAGCGTATTCCATAACCGTTAGCATTTCAAAAACTTGTCCTATCATTTCTATTCTTTTCATTATTCAAAGGCTTTTAATGCTTGCGTGATTTCATCCATTGTAGTTAAATTGATTTGACTGGAATCTAAGGGTTTAAAAGTTATGTGATGTTTGGTAAATAACACTATAATACTTTTCAGGTTCATTGGGAACTGAATGGAGTCCGTAATATTTACCGGCTCTGTAGGATTGATGAGCTGGGATATAGCCACAAACCCAACATTGACAGCCGGACTCAATCCTATTTCGCTTCCTCCTGCTGCATAGCTTCCTGCTGTAGAATCACCATACAGAATATAAGAGTATGTCCTTATATTTCTTTCCGGTTCCAGTGCAAATCCGTCCTGGAAAGGATTGCCCTGACCAAGATAGAACTCATTATCTGTCTGGCGTGTAGCGGTATGGGTTGACCCCAGGAAAGCCACATCGGTACGCTTGAATGATTGTGAAGTAGTGCCAGATGTGATAGATGGATTAGATGGAGACATAGTAGGCTCTGGTATGACGGCAACCAATGAAAATATGTCATCCGTAATCCTGAACCGGCTAAAGGCATTGGTCTGATAGATAATGTTCTGCTTAAGTTCCTGCGCCGCCTGCTCTGTGAAGGAATTGCTGCCCAGCTTGTCACGGATAGCCTTCACCATGTCCTTGATAGCAAGTTTTATGGCAGGCATGTAATCCCTCGTCCACAAATAATAATCATTGCCTTCTGCCCCTAACTCCGCAGCTACCTGATTCACTATATCCTGACAAACTATTGGCATGAAGCAAAGTTATTGCAGCTACAGTATTTAATAAACTGATTATATCAAACTGTTTCTAAACAGTCACGGCCTATTTGCGCTGTGGGCTTCCTGCCGGGTTGAGCGACTCCAGTGTATTGAATGTTTGCTGTACTACAGCCTGGCGTGTTCTCTTGTGTATCTCCAGGATGCGGTTCACATGCCATTCATATACCTTGCTCTTCATAAAATCAAAGTCTGTGTTAGGTACCGGGTTGATATTGTTTTTATAGTCAGCAAGGAGTTCATGTTGACCAAGCGCCGATACGTAAGAGCTGGCTTCCATCTGTGCAAGCATAAGCTCTGTGTTTTCGGCATGTTCCTTTTGTACAGTCTTGTGGAACTTCACATTGAACTTGGAATGTCTTTCGAGCCACATAGCTTCCTTCTTGCTCCAGGTGGTATAAGTGGAAATCTGAATCCACTTATCATCCCGTGGGCGACCACCTGCAATACGCAGGGTCTGCACATGCTTGAAGTTTATCCTGCGCCCTGCCGGGTTTTTTACTTCCCTGCCAAAGCGTTTATCATCCAGGGTGACATAAGCTATACAATAGGTAAAGAAAGTAACCGGGACATCCAACGTGTCTTCCAGGTCAATGTCATTATAGTTATCATTATTGGAAGGAATGACGCCGGTGCCCATAAGGGTCTTGAACTGAGCTAACAGTTCCGGGTTGCCGCGAAGGGCTTCCAATACACCTTTAATATCGGTGATGTTAGTTCCCTCTTTCTGGGTCAGATGTTTTACCGGGGACGCTGGCTTTTCCTGTTCTACAGGCGCTCCCGGTCTCTGTGGTTGTTTCTGTGGGTCTCTTGGAGCTTCTTCTGCGCCACCAAAGATGTCGTCTTTATCGTAAAGTTTCATTGGTTTTGGTTTTTATTTTTTTGTTGGTTCATGCCACTCGCCTTCCGCTTCACCTTGCGAGGCAGAAGTAACCCAGATGTTTCTATCCGAATCGCCTATCACTTTAAGATTGGCACAGGAATCCTCTGTATCCCCCCAAACATTAACTATAATGGCAGGGCATTCGGTTGTCCCGTTTTCATGGTTGCCGCCAAGTTTGATGAGTTCTTTTTCGCGAGGTTTGTAAATTACGATTCTTCCTATTGATGGTATCATAAATTGGTTTTGGTTTTAATATTCTTCTTCTGTTTCTGCTTTTTCTACCCCTGTCATTTCTTCAATGAGGTCTTCAATACGCTCAAGAGCTTTAGGTATATCATTTTTAGTATATACCTCTTTCTTGTATTCGTAATTCATGTCCATTGTGTCGTAAGTCCCCTTACCGCCGGAAGGTCTTTTAGTCCTTACTTCCCAGCATAGGGTTACGCCATTGTCCGCTTTGTCTATACAGACGTTACAGATTCCTTCTTTGCTTGCCATATTGATTGGTTGTGAAATCATAAAGGTGTGGGTAACAGGATGGGATGGAACGGAACCCACCCTGTTACTTAAACCTAAACAAACAGTTACATTACGTCGATGATTGCACCGGCAAGTGGATTGTTGTGCTCCACGCTCATAGTTCCTTCAATGTACTCAGTTGAGTAGTTATTGAAAGTATATGGATTCTGGGAACGGTCTCCAATGTACCCGGTACGTTCGCCCCATGCCAGAACAGGTATGATGTTCTGCTGGTCTAAAAGGATTATCCTCTTTTCCCAATCGGCAGAGAAGCAATTAGACTTCTGTTCCCAGCGTTGCATTGGAACAAACACCAGTTTGCCATCACCAAAGCTCATATACTCCAGCCCTAAATCAGCAGCAGTATCATTCTTTGGCTGCCAGCGAATCAAAGGTTGTTTGAGGGCAACAGCAATGTTGTGAATCATTTCAGGTACGGCATATAACATACGCACGTAGTTTCCTGTCCCGTAACGGGAAAGGTAGTGAGCCTGCATCACTGCATCCGGCAGGTTGGAAATGGTGGTTGAAATCTGAACAGAGCCTGCTGCCAACATGGTTGGATAGTGGCCGCCCATTGTTTTAACCTTTGTCCCGTTTGACAATGTTACCTCACCGCGCTCACCGTTCCACATAGCGTTGGACAAGTCCATACGATACTGGTTGATAAGCTCTTTCTTGTTTTCGGTAACGTAATCGGTAGTGCCGATTTTGTCATACTTGAACTTTTCCATACGACCATAGTCTGTACGCCTTGCAAACTGCTGAACATAATTATAACGTTCAATCAGGTTGTCCAAACGCTGAGACTGGGTGATGTTGCTTGTTCCGTCACCATCTACAGAGGTAGACAGGATGTAGGTGTACTGAGACCCGGAATTAAGCTGTGGCAAGGTCTGCCCTGAATAAGCCTGAACGGTCATGGTGCCCAGGGTTGTATTCACGGAGGTGATAGTACCCCTTACCTGCGTGGTTGTATTCTGCACAATGTAGTCTACGCCAGCATCATCAATATTAGTGATGGGGATGATCTGTACGCTACCGGCAGCAATATTACCTGAAAGGACAGTGGTAAGGATACCCTGGCGCTGGATACTTTTTTCAAAGTATATATGCTCGTCACCAGAGACAAATTTCGCATTTTGCATATTAAGGATTGCCAGGTCATAGTAATCAGCAGGAACGGCATCGAAGATGGTCTTGCGTATGATTTCCATTATGAGCTTGGTCGTATCCTTACCGTATTGCTGGGCATAATTGGAGCCCGGCGCATTCAACTCTGCGTTGTTGAATGAAGGTGAGGGAAACGTGAAAAGTTGCATTTGTTGTTTTCTTTAGGGGTTAAAAATTAACTGACCCAGGCAGGACGTGCATTTTTACGGGCGTTCTCATCTTTCTGCGGGTCAGGGTCGTAAACAGACCCTCTCTTTGATACCGCGTTTGCGAACTCCTCTGCATGTTCCACTTCCCGTGGTTTTGGAGCCTGACCATTAGACCCTCTCTTGAACTGGCGAGGCTGGTCACCGCTACCGCCACTTACCGTGGTCTCAATGGTCTTATTGAGCTCTGCAATTTTTTCTTTTGCAGCAGCAATAAGTGCTTTACCATGAAGGGCATAGTAGGCGCGCTCGGCAGCATCCTCTCTCAATAAATCACCCTGGTAGAACAAAGAGCCTTCTATATCTCCGCTCTTAAGCACACCGGCAACGTCTTTGACGCGCTCTGCGGCTGTGGTAGGAAGAGTTGTAGTCAACTTTTGCAACGACGCATCGACAGAGGAAACGAACTTGCGTTGGTCTTCTTGCTGTGCAGTTTTTTGCGAGGTCAGGTTGGCTTTATAAGAAGCCTGTTCACGGGCGTATTGAGTCTTTGCTGTATTGATTAAAGCCTTTACGCTGGGGTCTTTGATGTCTCCCAAGTCAACATAATCATCTGCATCCTTATTGCTAAGGTTGATGTCAGGATTAAGATAGCGAACTACCTTAGCTATATCCTGCTGTTCAAAAGGCTTATTAAGATTGATGAATTTGGGACTGTTTAATATTTCTGTATAGTCCCGGTTCTCATAATAGGCAACCATTACGTCCTGTAAGTCAGGGGGAAGGTTGTCCCATGCTCCTTTAAAGTTCTGGAGTCTTTGTATCTCCTGTTCGGACTGGGTGGCTTTTGAACGCCACTTGTCAGCCGACTCAAGGAATGTGGGTATATCCTGGATATTGTACTTATCCTTAAGGATTTTTGTGATGTCTTCGATGGAGTTGGCTACGATACTATTTGCCGGAGCCGCATTGGGCTCTATAAAATCATTGAGTATGTTGTTTGGGTCTGTGTTCTGTTTTGCCGGAGCGGGGGCTGGATTAGGAGCCTGGGCAGGTGCCGGTGCATTCTGCTGTACAGGAGCCTGTTGGCCTGGGGTATTCCTGTCGTCATAAATTCCTTTGTTGTCCGCTCCTACGATTTTAATGTCATTGCGTTCCAGGATTTTCATTGCGTCTGCCAGGGCATCTCCGCCATTGGCTTCTGCGAGAGATAATACGCTAAGCAGCTCCGGTGGTATTACCGAGGTCTGGTCTTGCGCAGGCGCTGTTTGATTTTCAGGCATTTTGTGTAGCTATTTTTGGTTACCCCAAATTTAGCAGACAAAATGTCATACTGACAAAGTGTCATGTAAACATATAAAATGTTAATATCTTTTAACCGAGTAGCCTGCTGGATGTCTTAGTGAGCCTGGCAAAAAATTCTCCCTGTTGTTTTTGTGTCCTGCATGACAGGAACTCTATATATCTTTCTTCCAGCAACAACACCTTATTAGTATCGGTATTCCATAATCCATATCCATCCGCCAGGTCTGCAACACAGGCATTAGGTACAGTGAAAATCATTATCTGTATCACGTCAGATGGCTGGTCATCTTTATCCATAAGCATAATGGTCATCCTGTGTTGCATAAAAATAGATTCTTGCAGCGTTCCCATTAATCTTTTAGTTCCTCCTTGTTAATGAGATAGTGCCCTATTATTTTAAGTCCTTTCCAATCTTTCTGAAATATACGCTGGCTCCTGCCACGCTTATCGGCAAGCCTCCATTCCCCGGTCTTATGATAAGTTATAATCCGTGTAAGATGCCGTGGCTCCGGCACCTCTACCACATCAAGCTCTTTACACTCTGTATCATTGCAATCAAAAAACTCACTCATCCTTAAGATGTGCATTTCGTGGAGCGGCCTCAATATAGCTCCCCTCGCCCCGCTTCGCACTGTCATAAATTTATCTTCCCAGTTCACACACAGCACCTGGGATATAATTTTATTCTTCTTATCATACGCCTTAAGCCGGATAGGTACAGGTTGAATAATTCCAAACATAAGACCGGATTCTATTTCCTGCTGTGACGGCTCTTCCTTAAGCTCTATTGGAACCATGTCTTCGGGTATATATATACAAATAGGTATAACATGCGCCCCGGTGGTATCTGAATGCCAGTTAGCACCATTATATCTTGCCCAGTGAAAGGTCTTGCGATTATTTTCAACTACTGTTACAGGATGAAATCCTTCATTGAAATCAAGTTGTTCATTAGTACACAACGCTATAGGAATCTCTATAAACACTTTGTCGTTAAGGGTTATCTTGTTCATCATCGTCTTTTTTATTAAGGTATGCTCCCAGGAACAGGGACAATAAAATTATCATTACAACGATTGTAATAAAATTATGCCAGCCCATCATTTGTTTTTATTTTTTAATGCCGATAAAAGACTATACACACTTAGTACTAAGCTGACTACAGACAAAATAACAGCTATCATATAAACATTTTATTGAGGTTAATGAAGTAAGTCCCCTGCTTTAGCGACCTGGCAATATACCCCCTTTCCATGAGGGTCTTAAGGCTGCGGTAATAGGTCTCATTGGATTTGATGCCGGTGGACTTCATGACCTTTGGAGCCTTGAGTTCTACATAGTCCTTACCAGCAGGTAATACCCCAACAATATACATCAGGACATCTTTGGCGGATGGCTTCATAGTGAAGTAGCCTTTGAAAAACAGGTCTTCCAACTTGCGTGAGTTAGGCAATGCTGCGGCCTGTGATGGCGATTTAGAATAATTAAATGGACTGTCGCCGATGGTCATAGATGTATTTCGTTTCGTATGTCTCCTTCAATAATCTGGTCGTCACATTCGCTGTCATTAGGATAATATAATACAACTCTACCAAACCAAAGGCTATCAAGTCCATGAACCATAACATCGTCACCTTTAGTTTTGTGTGTTCGTATAGGTTTGAACTCCTGTTTAAGTGTAGTTCTGAATTTTTCAGCCTTATCCTTTGAGTCAAACGATATAAGAACTTTTCCAAAACCAAAAGCACTGGCATCCGCAAGCCACTTCAACAATATGTCAAGCATTGATTTTTCATCATCTGCTTTCTTGTCATACACAGGCATTTTTGTGTAACCCTTAAATAGTAGTTCATCCTGATTGCTTCGTATGTCTCCTTCAATACTATCCGGTACCGGGTTATCCGCAGGCACCCAAAACTCCACATCCACTATTTCGTATTGCTCAAGAGATTCAATAAGCTCCTGGCTAAGTGGCTCTCCTAATACTTCTATGTATTCTTTAATGCCTTCCATAGTAGCTTCGTCCGCAAGCGAATCTGGATACTTAGATACAAAGAATCCGGCGTCACTAAAAACAACCCATTCTTTATTGTCTTTTCGTCTTAGTGCTTTCATGATTACCTGTTTTTCTTACGTGACTTTTTCTGTGCCCGGCGCTTGCTCCTTTTGCCTTTATTGGACTTTGTGAAGCTGGCTCCGCTTGATAGGGTGTTGAACGATTGTCCCGGCGCTGTCATGCCTTTGATGTGTTTGTTCATTGCTGTATTGTTTTTAGGATTAGATGGTGAAGGTGGTGGTTCGTTGCTCTCAAGTTTAGGAGGCTTTCTTAAATTGTCTTTTGACATGGCAAGTTCTTCAAGGCGATTTAAAAAATTACTATGATTTGTTGCTACCAATCTATTTTACCATTATCAATCGAAGATATTCCATGTACACAGGCCACTGCCAGGTCTATAAGCTCCTTGCGCACCTTATCTTTATTATTATACTTCACTGCATCTATGACCTCATGATACTCCTCTGTCACCACTCCAAGTATTTCATGTGTGGAAACGAAGGCGTGATTTCCTTTTTGATTGAGTTTGCGAAAGAGGGCGTCTTTTATTATTGTTAGTGACTCATAGGTTGTTTCTGCTATGATGTCGGGTCTTGTATGTGTTTGTTCGCTCATTTTATTTCTATTTTTTCTATGTCGTTAAGGTTAAGTTTATTTATCATATCATTGTAAGATTCTCCAATCATTTTGTTCACCCTGTCACGCCAGCAAATAGGAATATCACTCATGGTTGTCTGATACCCAGTTCCGTTAAAGCATGAATGTTTTAATGTAACCGTCATTATTTTACATACTGACTTATTAAGCTGTTCCCCAAACTCATTTATCCTACTACTTATCCACGTACCCATATTGGATTTATATTTAAAATAATGTCTGTTCAGCTCAAATGATTTTGCCACATCCTCTGCATAGCATTCGCCGGATTCAGCAGGAAGATTATATAATAAATTTTCAGGATAGTCTACCCAATATACTTTTTCTCCTTTATATAAAGGGTTTCCGTACTCATCATAGCATACGCAATTATTAGGTTTTACCTTTTCCGGCACCTCCAGGCAGGACAGGTTAACCTTTGTTCGCTCTCCGAACAGAGCCATGATATAAGGAACGCCAAAATTTTCTTTTTCATTACATATCCGATTGAAGCCGGATATTTTTCCATAACGCCTGTCCCGGTCTCCTACAGTCCATACCGTATTATCCTTTAGCCTGCGTACTGACCAGATGTCACATTGCGGTGGAGCTAAACAGACTTCATTATAATCATGTATACCTATATGTGCGTAATTATAGCATTCTCTCTTACACTTAAGTATCTCAAAGTCTTTCTGCCACTTATCGCAGTCCGGCTTTTTTGATTCTATGAATGGTGAGATAAAATTAGTGCTCTCATCCTTAACGAAAAGTCCATCCGGGCTGGGTTCAAAAACAATATGCGCCATACCATATTCTATACCCCTTGATTTTATGTGTCCTCTTATAAGTCCCATATTATTTTTATCTTTTTTCAAGTTCTTTTAATACTGCTTCTGCCACTACACTCACTGTAATAGCAACCAATGAGTCCATGACCCCATCCTTATCCGGGTCAAATCCATGTCCTCTTACCTGTTCTTGCAGAGCCGGGTTTGTATATATACCATCTGCCAGTAACCCTTGTAAGGTCTTGGCATAGAAATATTCCCTCTTGGTAAGACCACAGTCCTGAGCATAGCTCTCTATTTCCTGTGTGGTCTGCGGTGCGAAGTCAACCGGGAATGCCGGGTTGTCCCATCTATCCTTTGGTTTCATCTTTATCTTTGGTAATGATTCGTATTTGTGATATATTTTTTTCTGCCGGTATGGCCTTTATTTCTCTGTCTATAAGGCTTCCTGCCCACCTGTAAAAATAGGTTGTCTGTACAGAATCCAGGCGTTCTGAATTTTCGCAGTTATCCATGAAATTACATCAGCTTTGCCACATACCCTCCGGTCTTATTAAAGTCCAGGTAATGTGTCACCGCGTCTTTGGTTGCCAGCCACAGGTAGCGCTGGGTAGTGGAGAGTTTATTGTAATCAGAGACCCCTATGACCTCTGATGTTCTTACGTTCTTGTAGTTCATGTTTTTAGTTTATAGTTAGTTTAAAAAATCTCTCCGCTTTACACCATCCCACCTTGCTAATTGTTCTTTCATCACAGACGCAGCAATGCGTCTCGTATATACCATTACCATTTCTGGCACCAATATCTATATTCATATTACCGCAGCCGGGGCAATAGCTTATTGCTTTTATTTTATAAATCAATCCTGCCTTGCATTCCACTCCATAGAAGGGTAGTGATGGGTCTTTGTTTAATGAAGAGTCATTCATACAAAGAACCAGGTCGCCTACCTTCCAGTCTTTATGATTTTGTTCCATATTAATTAGCTGTTTGTTTTTCGGTTTCAATTACTTTAGAGTAGGATACCTCTTTGAACTCTGTGGCCTGTAGAGTCTTCTTTTTGGTAAAGCGCCTGGCAGCAAACCACCAGATGCCATCCGATGTTTCTTCCCCGCAACAGGTAAAGGTTGTTCCTGTTTTTGTAAAAAATGACGATGAAGAGATTCCTACGTTAAAAAAGGTACCACCGCATTTGCACTTTGTAATAGCCTGTATCATATACTCAGACCCTTTTCGCAATGGGTTTCCATCAGCACCATTTACTGGGCTATTGTCAATACAGATAGCCGTGTCTCCGGGATTCCAGTCTTCCATTTTCGTTTTTTTAGTTTAGTTAGTTGTGCAACATTACTTCCTTTATTTGAAATAAACAAATATTTCTGTACTAATTTTAATCATGTTTACTAATTATGATTTTTTATAAATAGAATATCCATGCTCAAGGTAAAACTCCATTTCCCGGCGGCAGGCATAAAGTTTATTTTCAATGGACAGCTTATCAAACTGTTCCCAGTTCCTGTCCTGACGACAGTCCAGGGTTTGTTCTGTGGTAAGCCCCCTTGCAAGTGATGCGCACTGGTCACTCACCCCCCTTCTCTGATTCCAATTGCCCACCTGTATTTTTATCTTGTAATTTATTTACTTCCGGCGGAACCTTAGCTTTCTCTGCTGTTACCCAATCCCTGAACACCTGTAAGTGTTTGCGGCTACCATTGAAGAACAGGGTGATATTAATAAAGAAACAGTTTTCCTCCTGCGCTTTTTTAGCAATGAAATCATGTTCAATGAGGTCACACAGCCCGGTGTAGAACCCGGTCTTGCTTTTCCATCCGCAGTACGCTACGCATTCAGCCATGTCTATATACACAAAGTCCCTGTTGCGCTTAAGGCGTTTAAGAAATATAAACCAGAAGATGCTCTGACCGCTTTCTTTTAGTTTACGGAACTGCTCCCCGAAGCCTGCATAGAACTTAACAAACCTTGCTGTATCCTCAAAGACCTGGACGCTGCTTTCCGGCTTTTTAAAGTCCATAACCTCTCCGGTCTCCTCTACTATCATCCTTACTCCTTTCTCCCTGTAATCTATCCAGTCCGATTTAAAAGAACTAACTGCTTCCTTAGAAAATGGATTATTCACATATACCGGCTTTGTGCTGTATTTATTACTAATCATCATACAATATTATTGAACTATACCAAAACTATTAAAATAGTTACTAACATCAAACTTGTTCAGAACTATTGAACAAAAATCAAGTTCGATTGAACTGACCTATACTGATAATCAATACTTTATGAGGTTTCGTCTCTTAGCTACAATAATAGAGACAATATCCTTTTCTATTCCCCTCCTACGTCCCCTTACAGACGACCTGGGCACAGGTGATTTGCTTCTGTCCATCTCAATACCCATGACCCCTATACGTCCTTGTGTGACCCCCAGGTACCCCTGCAGGGGGTAAGGTGTCCTTTACCGTAGGTGTGCCGGGATATGGAAAGGTTATGACAGCCCTGCGTCAATGAAAAGGCTTGTGACCCTCAAGGAAGGATAAGGAAGGTGCATGAATGGGTGGGAGGCTATGAGGGAGTAAGGCTCATGTCCCTGTCCGGGAGTCCGATACTCCTATATCCCACCCCGGCTACCGGGGGGAGGGGTAAAGTGGTTCCTGTGGGGGTAGTCCTTTCGGGGTACTTCTTTTTTTTGTGTGCCCTACCATGTCATGGCTACTCCTTTTCGGCTACCTGACATTATGTCATGTCCTACCTATTTATGGGTAGTCATAAATGTCTAACAGGTCATTGGTAACCACGTGTGAAACACTACCTATAATTGGGTAACTCATTGGGTTACAAGGAATTAGGTAACCTGTTTCACGTGGAACATAGGGGGAAAAGGTTACCCTTCCTTTCCTTCCTACATCCTGCCACTTTGTCATACATGAGTAACTTTGTGGTTACCCTTTTGTAGGTAGCTGGTTTGTTGTGGCACATGGTAGCGCTTTCGGGGTAGTCCTTTGGACGTAGAAAATGGGTAGTCCTTTGTGTGTATTGGGATTATAAGTGAGTACTAATATATAGGTACCTGCCTGCCATTAGGTAGGTAACTTATTCACACACTGTACTGTATATAGGACGCATAAGTTTTAATATGTTTGGCATGGTTAATGCTATTCCATTCTTCTATACACCTTGTCTAATATACCGGAAACCTCATTTTTGATCTGTTTTGTGTTTTGTGCCTTATATGGCTTAACTGATTTATATATACGTTCGTCGATTATATTATTCCGTTAGTCGATTAAATATATCATTCTAACTTATTGTACTACTTTTTGTACACCTCCCTATACTATGTTTGCATCGTTCGACTATGATAACGGACATTAAGAGGGCGGTTAAATAGCTTACAAATGTACCTATCCTTTTCTTAACTACTAAATATACGGTTTCAAAGCGGGTGCCTCGTTTCGGACGTTTCCCGTTACTGTAATAAGTCTATATACCTTGTATATAGGATAAAGAGCAAAAAGGCCGCAAGGAACTAAGTTCCACAATGTAGGGGATAAGCAAGTCCGATTCCACCGAACGCGCAATAACCAAAGGTAGGTTAAAAGGTCGATATATTCACCTTCCACCCGTAACGGAATAAATAAAGTCAGACGTAACAGGCTGTTAAATACCTTCTATACATGGTTAACTATTCTTAGTTAATTGTCAAGATACTCCCGTGATAAGATTCGGCATAGAAGCATATAGTAACTACGGTCAAACCGCGCCTGTTATGCTAATTTTTACATTTATGGACATTCAACACAATGTAGGTATATACCGAAATATACCTAAATCAAAGAGGGCTAACGTTGCCCGTGTGACTACTCATACCCGCGTCAATAACGGACGTTCGGGCAAATGGGTACTGTGGCAAGATAGTAAAGGTGTGTTCCATTTGGAGCGCTATGCTATGCGCATATCCAAAGGGCTTAATTCCCTCGCAGGTGCCTTGCAATCCTTTGATTCTTATCCCGTTGGACTATTACCTAAACTCAATAAATCTAATTACATAAACTAATACCTATGCGAACAAGCAAAGCACGCAAAAAGGCACGTATCAGTGCCCTTAAGACTATTAAGTCAATGCAGCCTGTAAAGGTGCATACACCTATGATTAAGGAGCGTATAAACGTGTACGGGCTTACACCGGCAACCTATTCCCTCGCTTCATACGTACAACATCTAAAACCGTAAGTGTTATGAAACTACAACTGAAAGCAAAGCATTTTAAAGGTACAGACTTTTATGACCCCGAACATGGGTGCGCAATTGACAAAGCGGCAAGAGAACTAACAGGCAAGTACACAAGAGCGGGGGTTGATATTGTACGAATAGCAGACGTATATCATAGTCTTAACATGAGATACGATAATGATGTATTTAACAAAGATAAAGCAAAAGCCAAAAAACTGCACTACTCCAATAAAGTCATAAGAACACTAAAACTAACCTAATGGAAACACAATTCTTTATTACCTGTCGCACCCTTATGACATTAAGGGCTATCACAAGACGTGGTATCAATCAACAGGCCAAAATGTACGCTATGTACACAATACTACCCCTGCAACCTCATTCATGGAGGGCTTTAACAAAGCAAACCATTGGAGAGGCAAAGCAAATGAGCAGGCAAGGCGCTAAATTCATGGGTATATGAACCCGTTAAACATAGATTATAATATTAGCGAAAAGGTAACTGTGTGGGGTATGCCTGCAACTATTACCATTATGTTAGGAAAGGAAACCAACGACCCAAACGAACTCGATTGGTATGAGATTAAGTTTGAAAATGGCAATAGAGAACACGTACCTGTCACCGAAATAACAAAAATATGAACCACGTAGAACAAGGCATTACAATCCTTGCCTGCCTCCCTGCAATGTTCCTCATTATTACAAGGTGGGCAAAGATTAAAGGAGGTAAATAAACTACTATGAACGCAAAAAATGAATTACAGGACATCCTCAAAAATAAGGCACCTGTTAAATGCGCCAGCATTAATCATGGAAAGGAATGGGACGTAAGCCAACACGCAACAGTTATACTCCCTGTAAAACATACCAAAAAACAGGAGGTGAACTTCTTTAAACAGCTTGATTTTGAATACGATAACGGATATGGAGGGCAGGAGCTTTTTGGCTATGTATGGTTAAAGGATGGTACGTGGCTTGAAAGGGGTGAATATGATGGAAGTAAATGGTGGGAATATAAAAGAACGCCGGATATACCTAAAGAACTACTATAAAAACAGTTAGCGGTTGTAAGTCCGCAATGATAATAGTGAACACAGCCGAAAGGCTGCAAACTAACTAAACTGTTAACACAATGAGAAACTTAACTGAAAATGAACTGCGCGCTCCCGCGTTCAACGAGAAGTACGATAGGAAACCCAAACCCTACGTAAAAGACAAAACCTGCTTTATGCCCTATGACATACCGGAGTCAAAGCCCAAATGCAAGAGGGCTAAAAAAGCAAAACACGTTCCGGTGGTTCCTTTCAGTGCACCTGTTAAACAGGTTGCAGACGCTACCTATTCACAGGCACTATCTTATGCCAGGAGCTTGTAATCCTTAAGACCTATGCAGGCTACACTATTCGAGGCACCTGTTATCCATAAAAGAATAACGGGTGCCCTTTTTGAAAAGGTCATAAAGGAGATGTAGGCGGATATTGCAAATATTGCCTAAAAGACAAAAAGGAGAAATCATGAGTATGCACTGGACACCTCCCTCTGAGGAACTCAAGGAGGTACGTAATCTTGCTGTTAAAAAAGCAACCAAAACAGAACCCTATAACAGTAACAACGGCTGGGGCTTTGGTGGCCTTGGATGACGAAAACACTACCATCGACAAAAAGATAGAACTCCTTACCGACCTTTTCGCAAAATACGGTTATACTATCAAAGTAATTAACAGGGACTAACTATGAAATATAACATCAAACAATTGCGCAAGGTGCAATCTATTGCAGACCTTGAGGCATTGGAGATAGGCGCTTTGTCCTACGACATAGGATACAGGGGTGGCACATTGGGCTTTAACGGCTCCGATGTGGCTACTGCCTTTGACGTCGACCCCAACTATTTACCCCATCATTTTGGCGCATACGTCAACTATCTGGGAGGTGGAATAAGAGGTGCATTGAACGTCTCCGGCTTCTCTGATAAGGTCACAGGACGCAAAGCAGACCTGCTTAATGAACTACAGGATGCCTGCAAACGCGCCTACCTCGAAGCAGAGAATGAGCAAGGGCTTAATGAAACTACAGATAACGAAGGTGAAACCAATTGGGATGCACTTGCAACCCAAAGGGCAAGGGATGCCGGAATAGACAAGGCATACTAAATCATAAATCTATGTTACAAAAAATTAAAACACCGCGTCAACGTAAAAAATTGTATCTCTCTTTGGTGGAAGAGATTGAAAAGACGGAGGAGCTTAATAATATTGATTTATACGACCACGAAATAGGAATGTGTGCAGCCATAGGAAAAAGGTTATATCACTCAGCTATCTCAGAACCCATAAACGCAAAAAATCTTCCTGAATTAAATATATCAAAGCCAGATTATATGCCCGGTGGCTTCTGGGCAGACAAGAACGCCGAAGGGTACAAACTCCGCTCCACTATCCTGTGCCTTGCTGCCGAACTGTGTGACGACAAAGCATTCCAAAGGTCATTAAAATCATAATATGAAACCCTTATACAGCCGCAAGAAAAGACGCAAGGAGCGCATTAAAAAATTCATCCGCAGGTTCTTCAAACACGGAGGACTTACTAAAGGAATATAAATTATGTTCACCCTCGCAATCGTCATCCTGATAACCCTTTCCGTACTGACATGGATGTGGTTGTGGGATGACATCAAACAATTCCCTTACTGGTGGTACTACTAAACTAAATTATATGGAATCTAACGACGAAGAGCTTATTGCAATAATAGAACGAAAGAAAAGAGACATAGATTGCACCGAGCAGGAAAGTGCTGAGATTAAAGTGTGGCTGAGACATACTATTATTCTGCCACAATCCAATGATGCTTTAATATTGAAGGATATTCAGATTTATTTCCCTATTGAATATGGGGAATATTTAGACGAGCAAACTAATATTTAATATACCATGCACACCGATTTAATCAATTCCCTTAAAGTCTCTGACCTTAACGCGCAGCTTAAATGGACGCTGACGTCAATGGAACTAACCCTTTCCAGCATTGGCAAACTGGACAAGCAGGCAAAGTTCCTTGCCGCCAAACGCATTGAAGCAACTATAAAGAAACACCTTAAATAAATGGTGATACACTAACTAAATCTAAAATGATGAGACGCAAGAGCAAACCGCCAAACAGGCACAGGGCTGACGTAAGAGGGCAGCCTAAAGACAAAGTACGACAGATACATTGTCGCATGAGACATCTGTCTATAGGGATGATATTTATTGCAGCAGGGATGGCGGTGGAGTTCTACTGGAACACCCCCGGCGCTCATATTGCATCCAATACCTTACACGCCTTTGGTGTGGCTCCATTTATACGGACGATAGGCGATTTGTTCAGGTACGACGTCTAATGATATTGTTGTTTTAAAGGACGCAGATTGCCTGTGTGCTTATGGTGCCGCGTGTCAAAACAGGAGGAACACGAACCATATTTTTTTATCACTAATTAAATTTTACAAAAATGAGAACAAAAAAGAACACCACTGGTACTGATACTACCACTGGCGACAACCAGAGCAATCCACTTACTGACGTAATGATGGGTATGACACAACAGGTACTTATGGCATCTGCCGCACCTGCTGTTACTTCTGCCTTAAAGGCCAAAGGGGTTAACACCGATGATGATGAAGTTGCCGACAAAGTGAACACCGCTTTCCATGACTACATGGTTGACGGAGACCGTGGCATCAAGATGCTTCATGAAATCATTGACGCACAAGACCACCAGGTTGTATTGGACAAGGAAGTGAAAACCATTGTGGACTACATGGTTGCTAAAGTAGCTGCCTAAACTGTTTACTCCGTTGCAAGCCGGAACAAGATAGTGAGCACACGCTGCCGAATGGATACACGGGGCGTGTAAACTAACTAAACAGTTATGAAAGACGATTTGGAAAGACAGCGCAGAGACGCTATAAGAATGCAGAAACTTTCTGGATTACCTCCTGCTGTAATACTACTCGCAGACCTCATTAATGCAGAGGTATCCGCTAAGGTCTCAGACAAATGGAATGATATGGGGCTGGATAGAGAGAGCCTTGACGAAGACAAGGCCACCGCAGCGTATATAAAATATATGCAGGAGGATGAAAGGGGTGTAGAATTGCTCAAACGCCTGTTTGAAATAAGGTCAATAGAAGCCCTTAAGGAAGCGGTGGATAAAGAAAGCGACATCATAGCCGCCAGCCTGTTCCCTATGTTGCTGACGGCATAAACTACAGCATAAAACCAAATTAATAACTATGAATAAATTATTTGATTCCATACGGAACTGGTTCAACGGAACCGGCAAACGTACCTTACCGGAAGTTACCCTTATTGTGAGGGCAAGGCATTTTCAGGAGGCAAGATTTAGCTCTACAACGGACTGCCCGTTAGCAAGAGCAGGAAGAGAATTTTTTGGCACTCTTGTATATGAGAGCACCACAGAAATGGTGGTAGATTATCACAAAGGACTATATGTAACATATAAACATCCTGACTATAGTAGCCATTTGTTTAAAATGGATTCTGTTACCGCAGACGAGCTTAGTTACGGAGATAATATTATACGAACCATTAAATTAACTAAGGTATGAGAAACTTTTTATGGCTCCTGCGCATCACATGGATGCAGGCATGGAGCATCGGGGCGTTGCCTCTCATTGTAAGGGCGAAGCATTTTAAGGATGCCGATTTCGGAGATTGGAAAGATTGTCCATTAGCCAGAGCTGCAAAGGAGGAATTTGACCTTACTAACGTTTCTGAAAGAGTAGATTTAATTGAAATGGACGGTGGTATATACCGTCACAAAGGATATACTCTAATTCACTTTGATAAAGATAAGATTATAGCCAGAAGGCACAACTACGACGATACTATCATCCGTGTCATAAAACTTAAACATAAGATATGATAACACTACTCACACTGTCCGAAGTCAAGTCCAATAATAAAAAATGGTTCTCTGTGGGCAACCAAATATTCTCTCAGGACGAAAGCTATGAGGTGCAGGACATCAAAGGCAAGCCTTACCTCATCCGTTCCACTTACGGGTTCTCTGATATGTTTGACAGACCCAAAGTGCTGCAATGGGCAGCTAATCCAATTGACCCTGTGACCTATGAAATAGGTAGTGTTACCGACCTGTTTAAAACCAAGAGAGACCTGATACGATTTTTGGAAGAAGAATAATGCCTATAATACTGATTGTCGCCGTGGTAATATTTATACTACGGTTACTAAGACGCAAAAGACCAAAGAGATGAAACCAAACGACCAGATAGTAAAGGCTATAGCAGAAACTATAGCCCCACTGTCACCCCAAGACCGGGAGACCATCTATCAACTGCTGGACTACCATGAGGTAGAGCCGGGAGCTGCCGCAGAGCGTATAGGAGACCTGCTCTCTGTACCTCCCAGCGACATTTATGATTTACTTTAAATAATATAATACCATGTTCACACTTGAATATAAATTAGACGGCAGTGACATTTTTTATGAACTGTCCCCTTATCAAAAAGAACTAATTGGCAAGGCGTCAAAAGAACAACTAACCAATGACCTTATTGGAATAGGATTAGATAAAAGTATAATTACTGAGGGGGAGCAAAATATATCCTATGAGGTTTTTGTAAGGGTAACAGTTTCGCCTATAAATTCATAAAACCATTTTAAATATGAAAAAGAAATTTGATTCCAAGATAACATTCCATCCCGAAGAGATTCCGCATGGTGTTAAGCTGGAAGATTTTATAGTTTTCCCTATGGACGTTTTAAGAAAGCCTGTAAGTATAAAAGGTAAAAATGGAGGTGTTATGAGATGGGAGGAACAGGTAGAAGAAAAGCAGGCTACTTTTTATAGTGTATTTGCCCATATTCCCGGACAAGGGCTTGTATGTATTGCAGACTGCAATAATAAAAATACTGCCGAGACATTAAGAAATATACTTCAAACTACAGGAATGTTCTTTAAAAGAAAATAAACCTATGGACACCCGCAGACATTACATCAAGAGCGTAGCTAAGGCTGACCGCAAATTCTTCCCTAACGGGTTCACAAGCTGGCAGGAGGTACACTATGAAGTTACCCTGTACCTTATGGGTGGCGCTATCACAGGTAGCCACATGGGGTACACTGAATATGAAGAGGGTGGCACTGTAGCCCTTTACCGGCTTGCAGAGTTCCTTACCGATAAGTTTGAAATCACCCATGTATGGAAGGATGATTATACCACATCTGACCGCATCTATGATGCACTACAGGTCTTCCTTGCCGACCAGGAAGAGGAATACAAAAAGGACTACCAGAACTTTTATGTGATGCCAAAGAAGGTAATAATTGAAGTAAGATAAAACATACAATGCCATGAAAGAAAAATTCATAACCGCAGACGAGGCTGCTAAAGTTGTAAAGAAGGCCGTCATTAATTCTTATCCAGATGAGATAGCAAGAGTTGAGGCGCTTATACTTGATGCAATCAAACAAAATAAGACCCATATCAAGGGCGTCCGAATGCACGAAGAGACAAGGCTCTGGTTTATTTATAATGGTAGTTATGTCATAACGAAATGGTGGTGGAACAAAGGATGGAATATTTCATGGGACGGGGATGTTTACATAGCAGGCATTTAATCGTAGGTATTTAATTTAACTAAACATAAATTCAAATGACAAACAAAAAAGACAAGCACTCCAGCGAGGATTTTACCAAGCAGGACAGGGAAGCCAAAGTCAGCGTGATTCCTATTATCGGCATCACCGAGAAGCAGGCTAACAAAATAACAAAAGCCATAGAGGACGACTCCGAGGATACGGCTACGGTGTACAAGGACGGTGTAGTTGGGAACCGTAAAGAAGTTTACACCAGAGCCGTTAAAAGGCTTGATAAAATGACTCCGCAACAGGCATTTTATGCAGGATGGGTAGTGGAGCAGGTATTAACAAGAACCAATCACAACATTGCAGCCAAACACACAGACCCGTTTGAAATTCTGATAAACCTGCTTAATAGCAGCAATCCTGAAAGAGACAACTAATCACTAACAATTTAAAACACAAACTACTATGGAATTACTGACCGACAAGGTTCCCGTTCTGGGAACAACTACTGACGGGTTCCACTTTGAGAACCTGACTATTAACCTCTCTACTAAAGAGGGTGTTTACTCTGTATCGGATGCCCACCAAAAACATATAGGCACCCTGCACGCCTCTTTTGTAGCTGGCAAGTTCATTTATGAACTGATGTACGACAAACCCGTATCTAAGACCACGCATGAATTTCAGCGCAAGCTGAATGTGCTGGTATATGATGTACGGGCTGATTTGGAAGACCAATTAAAATAAAATAATTATGGAGAACATTTTTGTTGCCCTTGCCACACCGGTTTCACTGGTAATCTTGGTATTTGTAGGCATGGTGAAAAACAAAAGGGAACTCAAACGCAAGACAAAACATAAATAACTACTATGGATGAAACAAAATATTATCACGCCAGCACTAACCCGCTCCTCACAATAGCGGCTGGCGTTCCGGGCAATGAGGCACAGCTAAAACTGTACAGACCAGGATATGAACATTACCTGAATGAAACCCCTGTAATAGATGGACAGGACGCCCAACGAAAAAGAGCGGTAACCCTTGATATGTTCAGCGAACTGGCGCAGACCTTAAAGAAACAAAATTGGGCGAAGGCGTCTGATGACATGAAGTTCAATTTAGACCGTACCACGCTGGCCATTGATGACATGACGAGTGCCCGTTACACAATGGTACGGTGGAAATCTGGACTGGTATCACAGATACATGCCCATGATGAAGCCTATCAGTTGGAAGCGCTCATTTCAGGAAAGATTCTTTCCAGCGTATTTCACCGCACTGACCCTTTCAAAAATACCGTAAGGTATGTAAGGACGGATATTGTCACAGAAGGAGTCTATACTAACTTTTATCACACTCCCGCAGACGGCAAGATGTTAATACATTCTGCTGTCACGCTGCTGCCAAGTACCACACTGCACTTTGTATCTGATGTGGATACGGCAAAGCTAATGAGCTCTCCTTTTAATCTTGAATTGTTTGATGACAAGGTGCGATTGACTAAAAAAGATGTGGTGCGAATCAGTGAAGAACATGCCGCGCGGTTGCAGATAGGAGATGTGGTTCTGGTTAAAAGCAATAACGTACCCGAACTGGGCATGCACTACATTATCATTGAAGGGGAACCTGTCACCAAGCCACACGGATTGCGCCCTCAGACCATAACAATCCCTGCCGGAACCAACCAGCTACTGCTTGACCCGGAGTACCGCAAAGACCCTTTGGTTCTGCTTAAACTCAATGAGCCTGCTGCCCGCACGTTCCTTAAGTTCCATAACATAGAACGTAAGGTGGACAGGATAATTTTACCTGAATAAAAAACTACTAACTAAACTGTAATACTAAATGAACACAACAGAATCAATTGTGGAGGCGTTCCGGGACTTTAGGATGCCACCCACGCCCATTGACCAATTTGAGACCGTAGGCAAGCAGGTACTTGCCGACAAGATAAACTCAAAGGTCACAACAGGGGAACCTATTCCGTTTGTCATGCTGGGATACCCGATGAAATCGGCTAATACCAGGAACAAGGTAATAGGAACACTGCCTGACCTGGGCGAAGAGCTGTCACTGAAAAACTTCGGGCAGTTCAACGATGCAATCAAAAAGATATACCCTCCGGGCGTGAATATCTCCATCGTAAGTGATGGCTTTATATTCTCAGACCTGCTGGGCATATCAGACACCACAGTAGAAGACTATGAGCAGAGGTCAATAGACCTTGCCAAAGTAGCCCCTATTCGCTGGTATGACCTTAGAGACTTCTACGGAGGACAAGGACACCTTGCCAACATGAGGGCTAAGGTAGTGGAGCAATTCGGCATCACACCTGTAGAGTTAGAGCGCCGCATCCTGATGGAGCCGGACGTTAATTACCTGTACAGGGGAATGTCTATATTCATGGAAGAAGAGCTGGCGGTCAAAGAATTTCCATCCCGTAACCAATTACACAAGGCGGCAAAGTTGCTGACCCGTGAAATGATGTTACGCAATGAAGCATACTCTGCCCTTATAGCCCATGAGTTTAAGGATAGCGTAAGGCTATCTATGCACAACAGTATTAATAACGGGAAAAAATATTCCTTCCAATTGATACGTAGTCCAAAGGCCACACGCAGCCCGTGGCACAGTGTAGTGTATGTGAACCCTGACGGGGTTTATGAAACACTGCATCGTAAGGACGCCGTGGCTGCCGGGTACCACCTGGTTTACAAAGATGGACAACCTTATAATTTTGAATCTTAAAAATGAACTACTATGAATGACAATGTGAAAGGATTAGAGATAGGGATAGCAACCCTGCGGTATGACAAAATGGGAGACCTTGAATTTGCCGGGTTTGAACCTACTATGAAGTTTGAAGTGAGCAGGTTGCTGCCCGGAATGGAGCTGGAACAAATATCCGGCAAGGCACCACGTAAGAAGATAGTGGAGCAGGCAGAGAATATATTTGCTGCATGGTTTGCCAAGATGGATGAGATTGAACTCGCTGACAGGACACAGTACCAGGTCACAAGCGAAGTGATTAAGTGCCTGCGATGGCCTACGGGTCTCAAGCCGGTGAAGATGATAAAGGTTAAATTCAGCTTTGAAAAAATAAAGAACTAATATGAAAACATTTATGCTATGGTTTATAATGGCTATGACCTTTCTTACAATTGACCTGCTAAGGTGGAACTTATTTCCTAAAACAAGACAGGAGTGCCTGTTTGAAATAAAGGGACACTTTCCGCACAGTAAAGTATATTCAACCGACGGAACAAATGGCTATTACTTTTTTGTAATAGATACCGGGTATATGATGTATCACAAACGTAGTATAGATTACTGGATGATACAAATGAATATAGGTCTTATCAATGAAACTAATAAGCAGTTATTACAGGAACAAGTTTTAGAAACAGAAACAATCAAAGATTTATGAACCAGAATTTTAGAAAAGAAACAGCGCTACCTTTAAAGAAGTACAGGATTTATTTTTCCCTGTTCAACGACGACTCCAAGAGCCAGTATATAGAGATAAGGGCAGCAGAGGCTAAGATAGCCGAGGATATGTTTAAGAAGCTAAAGCCAACGATGTATATAACTGGCATAACAAACCAAAAATCATAAACGATGAAAGCAACTACCAACAAGCCGGAGTCATTCAATATGGCTATGCGCTGGAGGCACACCGACCCGATGAGAGGTTATTCAGAGTTCAAATATGCCGTAGTAGGCGGCTCTGATGCAGGAGAATGGGAAGATTCACCGGCTCCATCCCATATTACCACACGGGAACTAAATGGAATCAAACAGGCATTAAAAAAGGAACACATTAAATACCGGGAGACCGCAGCACGTTCTTCCAATGTGTTCATGATTAAAAGATATGTGGTAGTTCAACCATCGAACCTTGATAGGGCTAAACAGATAGCTCGTGACTGGTTGGCTACCAATGAGAACCATAACATTTATGTTATAGGGGACTAAGATATTGTGTTGCAGTTGAGTTACAGGGTTCCAAGCCCCTGTATAATTGTGAGGAAGGGAGGGGTTCATAGTAGTCCCCTCCCGTAAACAACTAACTGATTGCAAAAATGAAAGAATCAAAAAGATGGACACCTATCAGAAAAGGTGAAATATACTGCTCGCCTGCTTGTGGTGGCGATTGTACTCATGCCGAATTTCTAAAAGCAAATAGGGATGCAGAGGCTTTGATAAAAAAATGCGGAAAAGAGGTAGGCGGAAAATGGGAAAAGAGGGTATTTGAAAATTTAGGGTGGCATTTTGAAGTGTCTTTAGTTGGCGGGGATTTAACCGTACGCCAATCAGGCAAAACGTATTCCGTAAGTTCTCATAAATATGGCTCTCCAGCGCAAGTATCAACAAGATTGCATTCAACATCGGTTAAAAAAGTCATTACGACTCAATTGTTTTCCGTTAAGAAAGAGGCGGATAGATGGAATAATTACCTTGTTGAAAACACCCCTCCTAAATTAAAGCTCAATTCGACTAAAGGCAAAATATTTAAACGATGACCAAACTCCTTAAGCCCATTACCCGGCAGACCTTAGCGGTCTCACCTATGGGTCGCTACAGGAACCGACCTGTAGCCGTCACGCTTAAACCCGGCGACCTTATCTCATTCAGAATTAAGGGCACAAGGGTTAACTACGAGATGTCCTTACAGGCAGCGTATGTCCTTGCCATGATAGTTCATGGTGACAAGTATTATAATGAACAGATCGAGGACTATAAGAAAAAGAAGAAGGCAGGGTATAAGAGACTACGCATTCCACGCAGACCTAAGTTCCCGGTGAGTCCAGTTTATTTTAAAGCATTACAAAACATATAAAAGAAATGAAACCTATTAAGATTGAAAAGAATATCCAAATTCCTAAAAGTAAAGGGGCAGGAGCCCCATTGAAATATCCATTTAATAAACTGAATATAGGAGACAGTTTTTTTATTCCATTCAATAAGGATAGTAAACTTAATCTTGGGAACTCTTTAAGAATTTCTGCTATACTTTGGGCTAAAAGGAATAATCCAAAAATTAGGTTTACTACCCGTAGCAGCAATGGTGGTATAAGAATATGGCGTATAAAATAAATTTTATACTACAATATAATATACTATATTTGCAGCCCAAATTATAACTAACTGAACTAAAATGGAAAAAAGAACGGCACAACAGATGAGGGACGTGGCAATGAATACACCACCCAAAGAAACCTATAAGATTCTGGGTCTTACCCTTGAGCGCAGCGAAGAGATTCAAACCAAAATGAGGGCTATAACAGATGCCAATATGGCTATGGACGAACAGGGTATAGTTGCAGACCTGGGAGGGAACCTTACAGCAATGGTGGAGATGGCAAAAGATATGCCCTACAATGAAGCCTTATTTGTAGGTCTGTTTATAGAGCAGACAATGGACGAGACAGTGAATCTATACAGGATGAAGATGTCTGGCGACCTTGATAAAGGTAGTAAGATTGTCAAATAATATCAACCCCAAAATAATTGATGCAGTAGTGTTGTTTATGATACTGCTGTTACTTACGCTAATTATTATCATAGAAATAAACAAACAGTAAAACGATGTTAAAAGCTAAACACTTCAAGGAGGTCAACAAAGTCCTCGAAACTAAAGACTATGGAGTCTTTAAGAAACTGAAAGGCAACAGGGAACTTGACAATCGGCATGTTCAAAAGCTCATGAAGTCCATAGAGGAAGAGCAGTTGCAAATACCTATCATTGTTAATGATAAGTTTGAAATTATTGACGGGCAGAACAGGCTGTCTGCCATTGCCCAACTTGGGAAGCCTGTATTCTTTATAATTGTAAAAGGCTATGGTATAGAACAGGTTACAAGGGCTAATACCAACCATGATAAATGGGTTGCCGAAGATTACCTTCACAGATATATCAATGAAGGTAAGGAAGACTACGTTAAATATAAAGAGTTCCAGGAAAAGTATGGATTTGCCCACCAGATTTCGTTATCCCTTCTCACCGGGGCGCAGGCAGGAGGAAAGGGGGGAGCTCCAGAGGCATTTGAAAATGGGACATTTAAGATAACCCAACTAAAGAAAGCCAATGATATTGGCGATAAGATTCATCGTATAAAACAATACTATGATGGATACAAAAGGCGCAGCTTTGTGTTTGCTATGGTTCATGCCTTAGAACATCCAGAATTTGACTTTGATAAATTCATGCAGAAACTACAATATATGTCAACAGAATTGGTTCATGCCGGTTCTGTAAAACAATACCTTACCATGCTTGAAACTATCTTCAACTGGAAAAACAACAAGAAGGTGTGGCTGTCTAAAATTGATTAATTAATAATACTTAAACTAAAACAGAATGAACAAAAAAGATTTAAAATTAAATGTACTTCTGGCTGTAACAGACCATCTGGCCTCAAGTTTTAAAAAGGGACTGGAGGACTATGTAAAGTTCTTTAAGGGCTCCCAGGGCGCATTCAAGGGAGAGAAGAACACCTACTCCCCAAGAGCCGGGGTTATAGATGACCCCTCTGCCCGTAACAGCAAACTGGTTGTAACAACAGTTGACGAAAAGCTGGACTGGTTAAAGACAATGAATAAGGAATATATTGACGCCTTGTTCAGCCAGGAAAAAACAAATTCTTCCGGGGTCGCAAAGACCAAACTGGTCATAGATGGAATCCACTTTGGAGAATTTACTTCATTGGAACTACTTAGACTAAAGACGCTTCTGGAAAGTGCTACGCTAAAGGACATGTATGAAAACATTCCTGTGCGAACAGAAGATGAGAACTGGTCTTCTACCTCTAATCCTGAATACAAAAACAAAAATGTATTTGAGACCGAGATGAGAGCCGGTGTGAAAAAGACAACGGTTAAAGAGGCTTACATTTTGCCAGACCCCAATCTTGACAAATTGGACAAGGGTACCAAGTACACCCCTATGTTGGCACAAAGGGATACTATCATGGAACTTGGAGATTATACACATCAGAAATTCTCCGGTGAATGGTCTCACCTGGAAAGGGCAAACGTCCTGGCTCGTAGAACCAAGATGCTTACCGCAGTCATAGAGGCTTTAAAGGTAGCCAATGAAGTTCCGGTGGTTGCTTCTGAAATGACGTCTGAGAAATTTTTCAACTATCTGCATAAGGGCAGTTTAGAATAAAGAAACTGATTGAGCCTTAGCTTTAGATTCACGCTTACGTTCATATAGTGGTGTAAGTGTTGTTCAGTAGCTTTAGGTTTAGTCTTATTGGTAATAAGCATATAGGTGGTACTTCAAACTAAAAAGCGGCAGTCTGATTCTGCCCCGCTCCTCTTAAAAGATAATACAACAAGGAGTGGTAGCTTAGTGATAGAGCGTTTAGCATTTAAGCCTTAAGCCACCTAAGAGATGCTTCTACATAAAGGGAGACGGACGAAGGAAATTGACTCCGGCTCCCACTTTTGCGAGGGTACGCAAATGGTAAAGCGGCCAATGGGAAAGGTTCCACTTCCTTTGTTTGTTGGTGAATAGTTTGCTGGTTCGACTCCAGCTCCCCGCACTAACTTAAAATTAAAACGATGAAACTAAATATAAATCTCAGGTGGCTCAACCTGAAAACGCAGTACAATAACTGGCGTTTTGAAATGGCAAGCCCCGGTGGCAAGCGGGTCATTATAGCAAAAGATGTATTAAAACAATTGGATGCCGGGCGATATGGCGCTTCTGTTGGAGCGTATGTAAGGATTCCAATTTATAATAACGGGTTTTACGCCGACAAGGCTGATGACATTCAGTCTAACTTCAACAAAGTTAAAACCTGTAGCGTGTGCGCTATAGGTTCTTGTCTTATGAGTATAACTCATTTCAAAAATAAGCTAAAGTTCCGTGACGTCATATTTCAAAGTTCGCTTCATGGGGAAGCTAAGGAGTTAATGAGTAAATATTTTACTCCACGGCAATTATCCATGATAGAGATTGCTTTTGAAAAAAGATACAGCTCAGGTTTTTCTAATTATGCAAGAGGTGCATTTGGTTATATTCCGTCTCAAGACGAGATAGATGCAAGTCTTCTGTTTGGCTCTAAAATATACAGTGATACCAAACGCCTTCGCGCCATCATGCAGAACATAATTACAAACAAGGGGGAATTTATCCCAACTAAATAATATGGAAGTAGGTGATATTGTATTTGTGAACCATGCCTTCCTGGGGTCACACCCACAGGAAGGATTTGTGTACGAAAAATATAACATAGGTTCGGATAAACCGGGGGTCTCCGTTATCCTAAAGGACGGTAATGACCTGGGCGGTTTCAGCCAGCAGGAACAAACTGACTACCTTGAATTTAAAAGGAAATCAGGGTTGACATACAGCTTCAAAAATGTACTACAGCTTGACAAAGATTTTAGAGACGGATATTTTACTAAGGCTTTTGGGGATTAATATTTAACTTTAACGACGACTAAACTACAGGAAAACAGATGAGTAAACTTTATATCCCTTATCCTATTATAATCAAGAAGGATGAGTTTATTAAGACGCTGGCACAGGATGATGTCCTTATCGGCGAGCTGGTAAAAAGGAGCAGCGAAGAAGTGAAGGACGGGGCTATAAAACATTATCTTGCCACAACCTTTCCTCTCCTTGACATCGAAGATAAGGAACGATGTGTAGCCCAGGCAGAAACATTTGGATACGACGAGATGGCCTCTAATTTCAGGCAGGCTATAGAGCAGGAGAAAAAAGAATACAGGAAACAAAACAACACTGACATATTCGGATGAGACAGAAGTTAGCAAAGAAAATCAGGCGACTGGTGAAGTCCCAGATGTATGACATCAAGACCCGCAAGGAAAGCCTTGCAGTAAATAAGGACGTAACCTTTAAAAAGATTTACCGCCGGGCAAAAAAGAATTGGATACTTAAAAGGCAAATGAAATGATACTATTAAAATCAGTCCTTGCCGGGTTAGTAATATTTTATTCTTACCGGGCATATATTTTGTTTAAGATTCGCAGAAACATGCGTAGCATCTTGAATAACCTTAAAGCAATGGAGGGCAGGCAATCTGATGCAGAAGCCGCCAATGCAATACACGAAGTTGTAGTAGCGGCACAGGACTGCTACGATTCAATGGGATGGTCAAACATTTTTAAACTACAAAAGGATACATGAGCTTAATTGCAAGAAACGAACAGCCGCAGAGAACGTTACTGCCTGCTGGAAACTACGTGGCCAGGTGCTATGAAGTAATTGAAATCGGAACCGTGATGGATGAGTACATGGGAGAAGTGAAGGTACAAAAGAAAGTACGCATTGGCTGGGAGTTCCCTACCAAGACCCGCGTGTTCAAAGAAGGCACCCCAGCACAACCATACGCCCTTAGCCGGGAATACACCAACTCCCTGTTTGAAGGCTCCCATCTGAGAGACCATATTGAATCATGGTTTGGTAAGAAGTTAACCCCGGAACAAGTGGAGAAAGGAGTCGACCTGACCAAGTTGGTTGGAAGGACGTGTATGATTAACGTTATACATGAGACCTCCAAGAAGGGAACCGTAAGGGAAAAGGTTCAAAACATTTCTCCTATACCAGAAGGGCTTACCTGTCCACCCGCCGTCAACCCGCCTAAGATTCTGGTGTATGACGACTGGAAACAGGAAATCTTTGATAAGATGCCCCAGTTCATCAAGGAGAAAATGCAGGGCAGTAAGGAATATACTACCATGATGACTATGAGGCAAGGGGCTATGCCACAGTCTCCTCCGTCATCACAACAGGCACCCCCGGATGACTTCCTGGAACCGGAACAAGATGAGTCACCTGAATATCATCCAGACCTGGATAGAGACAGAGAGCCATCTATTACCGATGATATATTTAACGCACCGCCACCAAATGAAGATGAAAGCCTTCCCTTTTGATATGGAAACAACTAACGAAAACAAACTGGCAAAGCCACTGGATATACAAGACCTCTTATCCCTTAAAGAGCCTTGTGTTATATCCAAGTCCTCGGTACAGCAAATAGTTAACACGCTTGCCACTCTGGTCACCGAAGGGTTCCTTGACCCTGTAGACCTTGCCATTCGCCTCAAAGCCCTTAAGGACATCTGTGAGGATACACGTAAGGCAATTGCTCCAAATGTTCTCACAGAGATTGCTAAGGGCGGAAGGGCTGGCATAACCAAACACAGAGCTACCGCTATTCTAAAGCAGACTAATGTGTCCTGGGATTTCAGTAAGACGGAAGCCTGGGTCAAACAGAGCGCTAAGGTAGAGCAGGAAAAGGTAAAGCTAAAAGAGCTGGAGGCCACACTTAAGACCCTTAAGACCACTAAAGAAGTTGTGGATAAGGAGACCGGGGAGGTGACCACAGAATATCCACCGGCAAAATCAAGCAGCGACACATTTGAAATAAGTTATTAAAAATAATAAACATGGAACAACAAAAAATTAATGAGGTAGAAATTAACGGGCAGCTCTATGTTCGTAAAGATTCTGTAAAAAATACAGAGCATACCGGAGAAATAAAAATAGTCGTCCTCCAGCGAGGATGGGTTTATGTAGGTCGTTTTGAACGTAATGGTAACGATTGTAAACTACATAACGCATCATGTATCCGTGTATGGGGAACTACCAAAGGATTGCCCGAATTGGTTAATGGTATAACAAGTTCAACAAAACTGGACAAATGTCAAGGCGTAGTTGAATTTGACTGGTTAACAGTCGTGCATACCATTACCGTAAATCAATCATCATGGAGATCGGAAG